TTTAAAATTTTATCGTCTATATTCATCTTAACCGTTTAATAATGTTTTATAACCTTGATTAGTTTCTACTTGAATTTTTTTAAATGTTCTCATAGTGTTGTCGACTCTTTCGATGAGTCCGTCTTTGATTCTGACAGTATAACAATCTCCTGTGTCTAAGTCACAAACTTGTTTTGTTCCGTCACCCATATCTTTTTCGGATACTCTTGTATTTTTCCCCAAGTAATTATCCAATAACATTTTAGTACTCATAAGTATTTTATTTATAAATATCAGCTTATTTTGAAAGTTTGTACTGTTTCGTAAACATTATAAGCCGCAACAAATTCTTGTTGTAGTGTTAATTTTTCTTGTTCTGTTAAAGTAGTATACACATTTGCAGGTTGTTCAACAGGATAACTTAATACATATTGTTTTGCAGTTGCCGCTGATAATCCTTCTAGTGTTGAGAAATCAAAATTATTTTTATCTTGATTTAATAATGTATATAATGTCGATGTTTTATCTACTACAAATTTTATGAAGTCTTTAAATGTATTAAATGATGCAACAGGTAAGTTACTGTTAGTTCCTCTTGTAATACAATAATAACTTTTCTTAATGTAATTTACAAAATTAGGTCCATAAACTTCGGTCAGATTTATAGTACTGTAGTTGTTCTCGTATGCATTTATTCCTGATCCTTTACCTGAATCAACATATACCATTGTAAATGCTAACCCTGCAACCAACGGCGTTGTGTCTCCAGTCGCTGTATAACCTCTACTTAATAATTCATCTCTTATCGCATTAAACAATTCTTTTGTAGTTTGAGATGTTTGTGCCGGTGTATCAAGTCCTGTATAGTTTAGATATCTTGGGTTGATATTAGCAACACAATCTTGATTTTTAGTTAGTTGTTCTTCCGCTTTGATATTAGATAAAACATTTTCTTTTTGGGCCAATACATTTGCCGAACTTTCTCTTTCTTTCTTTTCATTCTGTTGGATTCTAGATTGTATTGTATTCAAAATTTTAATATTCAATGTTTGAATAAAATTATCAATCTTAGGTAGTGCATAAAACGGTTGTCTTGTTCCTGTAAATGAAGTACTGAAATTATCTTCAGTGATGTCATGAGTCACCTTTGTAATCATATATGGCCCCGAGAACATAGGGACGTTTCTAATATTAAAGTACATCAATGGTTGGATTAATGCACATCCCATCATTTCAACACTACATTCATAGCTTCTATTCTTATAAAGATTATATAAAGAAACGGATTGAGTTGTTGATCGTCTGTTTCCACCCAAGTTTGCCATTTGATTTAACATTTCTAAAGATTCTGATGTTGGTTTTCCAGGATTTTGGTTAACACTAAAACTTTTAAAGATTTGTTGATTTGGTTTTGTTACATCCACGTTAAAACCAACCACTTTGTTTGATTTATCCCAATCTAATTTGTAAGCCTGATTTTCTTGAAGTGGGTTATCACTAGCACGTCTAAGATCAAAGGCGTCATCTCGGTATCTGTAATCAATATTATCGTTCATATCCAAGTGTTCACTTGGTTTGTTAACGTAATAACATAAGAATTTTGGTGAACTATTTCTGTAATCAACATTTAAGAATGTTCCAAATAAAGAATTACCAAATTCTAAAGTTCCGTCAGGTCTAGGTGTTGGGTTTTTTTCAACGTCTTGGATATTATAAAAATTGACAAATGCAGGTAACATAAAATATTGGAAGTTATTTTGAACCAATATTGTTGTAACCATGTCTAACAATGTATTTTTATAACTTCCGTCTTTGATTAATTCTTGAATTTCAAAAATATCTACGATAATCTTGTCACCTACATTTCTACTTGCCCTATCAACCAAAAGAACATCTTCAAATAATGTTTTGTTTTGAAAATCAAATCCTGCAATCCAACTATCATTTAATGCTTTGAATGTTTCCCATAATTCAGTTCTTGTTTGTTCAGTAAAACCTGCCTCCAAATTAGCCCTATTTTCAGTCAACTCTTGATTAATTAAGACTGTTGGTAATTCTTTTCTTACTTGAGGTAACATTACATTAATAACATTACCTATGTAATTATCAGATGCAATTATGTAGTTGTCCATCAAAGAATAAAATGACGCTAAATTCAAGTTATTCTTTTTTAATTTTTCACTAGCATAAACTTTAATGAGTGGTGCAAAGTCTTCAACATTTTTTTCATTAAATTGTACATTTAAATCAATAAAGAAGTCAGTAATATATGACCCGTTATTTTTATATTGTAATTTAGGTATTGATGATTCACCAACATAGTATAATAACTTTTTCCAAGTTTCAGGACTCTGTTGTTGTGATTGAGCAACAGTAACTTGTGGTGGTAGTGTTCCTTGTTCATATGGCCCATAAATAATTGGGTTCTCTAAAAACCTTGTTGAGAAAGTTAAATACAATCTTCTATCAAATTGAGTCGGGTTTCCAAACTTAAACGCTACATCATAGTTCACAAAAGATGACAAAACTTGTTGGAACTGAGTGTTTTGACTTGTGATTATTTCACTAAGTTTTGTTTCAGGTGAAGTTCCTGTTGGTGTCTGTATTTTCATTAGTTCTCTCATCAAGAAATGAAAATTCTTAAATGTTTTTTGGGATAGTGAACCAACACTTCCATCAGGGTTTTGGAGTTGAACCACACTACCATCAGGATTTTTAACTTGATTACTTGTACCAACGGAAACCTCAGCTTTTGTAGTCTCAGGTAATGTGTCGACATAATCATATAATGATCTACTAAAATTTAAAAACTCAGATTCAAATAGATCTAAAGTTTGAGTATTAAACGTAGTAAATAATTCTTCAAAACTTGTGTAATCGGTAATTTCTCCTGATATCAAAAAGTTTTGCTGTTCTTTTTGTTCGTTTAAAATTTCTTTTAAATAAGTTAAGGGATTATTTTTTTTGACTTGGTCATTGTTGAACCATCCGTATTGTGGTGCATTCCAAAATAATCTTACGGTTCCATTGAACATAGAAGGATTGTTATATAATTCTATCTTCATTGATCCGTTTTTGAAAGATTCTTCTCTCGCTTGATTTATATTTGACCCGAACGAAGGTAGAACGTAATAACCTGTTTCATCTGTACTTCTAACGATGACAGAGTAAGGAGATATCCTCATACTTCTTGTTGAATTATTTGGGTCAAAACCTGGCGCTCCAAATATGGTAGAGTTAGTGGTATTAAACATTATTAGTTTTTTATTGTCTAATAATGGTTGTATTGATGATGATGCAATACCTTGTACATATTGATTTTGAACTACAAATGGTGAGGTTGTTGCCGATTGTATTGTTGTTGTATTATATAAACCAACACCTCCAGTTGTCCCTGAAATTTGTGATGTTAAAACTACATTCCCATTTAAATTTAATCCATTTATGATTGTTCCATTATTTAACACATTACTCAACACATCCAAAATTTGGATTGGTGGGTTCAAAACTGTATAGTTAAATGTTTGTGAACTTGCAGAAGATACTTCACATAAACTAGTAACAACTGAAGAAGTAATTGCCGGTGTTGCCCCTTGAACACTTTGTACACTTTGAATGAATTGTGGATTGTTTGGGTTAGTAACTAAAGAGTTAAAATAACTGTAGACAATTTCTTCTCTTAGTTGTTGGTTTGTGACGCTAGCATTTGAAGCGTTTTGTCCTATTTGAAGTACGACTTGATTTTGATCTCTTAGTACTGCATATTTTTGTGGTCCAAAAACATAGATAGTGACTGTGTATGTAACGTTTGAAATTAGTAATGTTGTGACTTCCGTTGCGTTGCCACTTTTTGTTGGTGGTGGTGGTAAAGCTTGAGTATTAGTCACTCCTGAAGTTGAGGTTGTGGTTGTTGACGCTGAAATTACATTTAATATTGTTATACCAGATATATTGGGTGATCCTCCTAAAATTTGTCCATTTTGTATTTGAGTAGATGTTGGATTTGTGATATTTGCAAACGTCCCTAAAACAAAAGGTAAATTATTAAATGTTGCGTTTAAGTTTGATGATGTATTATAAAATCCAGTACCTCCTGTAGTACCAGTGACTTGCGTTATTAATTGTAAATTAATATTCAATGAAGGAATATAAATTTTGTGAGGTAAAGAAATATAATTGTTTGTGATTGAATTTATTGTTATTCCTGTACCGTTATTTGAACAAGTTCCCGTGACTTGGAAAGTTTTACAATTACCACTAATTGATTTAACCTCACAGTTACCAGAAACTTGTGTTTTACCACTAAATAATTTTAATCCTTGTAAGAACACATTAAAGTCATCAATTAGTTGGGGGTAGAACCCTGTTGTCATATCTGTGAATGGAGGTGTTCCTGTAGTATTTTGTAATACAAGATTTTTTTGATCACCATCAATCAACAATGAGTATGTCTTTGTTGATGAAGAAAATCCTGGATCCCAATTTTCTAAGTAGTTAAAGTTTTTCCATACGTCATCTAAAAAGTCTTTTCCTGTTTTGTCGTAGATTTTATATCTATGCCAAATAGAACCGTATTTTAAAATCCAAGCATACGGTAATTTATGAACCGCCCCAAATTTTTTCATTGTTGCTAAAATGTAGTTCAAATCAGTTGTGGCTTGACCATCGAAAGTTTTATATTTTTCTCTTAGTGTCCCTAATGGTAAACTATTCAAAAACAAATACGCGGCACTTTTGTATGGGTATGGATCGTTTTGTTTGTATCTAAAATTAAAAACCCCTTGTTGTATTGCGTTTATAAAGTAAGGTGTATTCAACATAGATGTTGTCTGTTCAGAAAACACATTTCCTGAATAATTGGAGTATGATATATTACCTTCAGTGACTAGTTGGTCTTTGTATTCTCTGTCTTTATAAAAATTTTTAAGAATTAAAAGATTAGGGGTTACATTTAGGTCTACAAAATTGAAGTGTGTAAAAGGTCTCCTTTGATTTTCGTTTGTATTATCTAAGAAATTAGTTATTGTTAATTGTATAGGGTTGTAGTTTAAAACATCTTTTGTATCAAATGCTTCGTTTGCATTGTTTAATGATTTACCATCGGCCAAATTCTTTTTATCCCAATCTAAATCAGTGAGTGGGTATGTATCACCAAACTCAAACACATTAGAAACTGAAGTTCCTGCAAGGTATTTATTTAAATTTGTTAAATTTTTTGGGTTACTTAAAGAAACGTTAGGTTGAGATTTAGTAGAAACAATAATATCCTCATTATATAACACATTTGGGTTCCTTACATCATTTTTGATATAGTTAGTAACAAACTCACCTCTTATGTATGATTGCCAACTTTCACCTTGACCTTGATTTGATATATGTCTTAAGAATGGTAAATAATTATTACTATCTAAGAGATATTCTTTAATTGTTTTAGATAAGAATGGATTATCTTGACCAAGACTTTTTAATATGTTTACAGCTTCATCATCAGCTTCAGCTTCATAAATAGATAGATTATAACCTGATTGTCTGTTTAGTCTACTGTAATATGAATTCAAAAGAAGTCTTTCATATATCTCAAAGAAGTATTTAGACTCTTCTTTATTCTGAAATACTTCATTTGAAACAGGAAAATCAATTCCGTTCAAAGAGATTCGAGATGGTTGTAGATCTATTTCATTAAATTCAGCACCTCTTTTATCAGCGTCGTTTTGTCTTTGAGTGTACCCTTTAATAAATTGTTCAACAAATTCAACCTCGGGCCATATTTCAGGATCGTAAGCTCTATATGAGTTTGCAACATTTTGAGCACCAGGATAAATTACTTGAAACTTTTCTTGATTGTCGTCCCCAACGGTTTCTTGGATCACTTGTGGCCAAGGATAAATTGGTTCGTTATTTTGTGTCGAGTCTTTAATGTCAACACTTGGGGCCGTTGTTTGATTTCCAAAAATAGCAGCCCTTCTATATGGGTTTTCTCTTTGGTCCCAAGCTTTTTTATGAACCTCATCTAACAATCTTAAAAATGCCTCACCTTGACAATAAAAAATTGCCAATATGTTTCTTATGGATGGAATAAATCCTAAACTATTTTCACCCTGACTATTAAATTTAGATGCTAAACTTTCTGTAATTTGTTGTTCAATTTGAGTTCTAAACTTTTGTGCAGATTTACCAGCCGTATCTGTAATACTCATAAAGGTATTGGGTCCGTCAAAAATAAAAAATTGTCCATTCGTTTCTTTAAATTTAGTTTCCAAGTTGGTTTTAAATGTTGCAAATGCCAAATCTGTAGCGGTCAATCCGGTCTGTGGTGTATTTAAAGGTGACAATGTTCCTTTAGGTGCGTTTGGTGATGCTCTGAAAGTTTTTTCTAAATCTACATTAGTTATTAACTCACCTTTCGCAAATGTCTTCATTTCTATTGGGACAGATATTTTAGACTGAACTGTTTTGTTTCCAACAGTATACGATCCGTTTGTTCCAAAAATACTATTTTCGTTTAATTTTGCATTATTGTCTTTAATAATACCATCAAGTTCCGTTAAAGCGGTTTCTTGTTTTTGAGCGTCCAAGTCAGGTTTGAAGTCATATATATTTTGCCCATTTTTTAAAACTATGGGTGATTTTACATTCATATAATTATTGAACCATGAAGACCCATACAAATAAACTTTTTGTTGGTACAAAGTTAATGCGTTTGTATAATTTGTCATCTCGGTTAGAACACCAAGATTTTCTTTTGCAAACTCACTTAATACATCGTCAATAAATTTTTGTAATCTAAAATTAAGTTGGTTCAAAGTTATTTCTGGAAAATCATCAGGAATTAATCCTTTTGATTTATAATCAGAATAAATTTCTTTCATTTTTTGATAACCTCTACTAACAATTGTTGGTGTTTGTGCAGATTGTTCATTTGTGTTACTTCCTTGCGTCTTTGATACGGTAGCCTGATTAACAACGTTATTATACATGTGTGGAACCGCCATCAGTGATCCATAATTCACGTAAGATAATAGAGTATACTTGTATCCGTAGAACTTTAATGATATTTCAAAATTATGGGAAGATGGATTGAATTTGGAACTGAATGATTGTAACATAATAGGGAACTTAACCGCCTTTCCATAATAACCCTTCATTGTTAGTGTAAACTGTGGATATGGTAACTGAAAAAATGCTGAGTATGGTGAACTATTACCCCCTTCGAATAAAGCTCTACCCTTAACGTCCTCTAATTCAATATCAATCACAGGTAAGAAATCTGTACCTATTGAAAATCTAATACTTTTAATACCTAAAAATCCATTATCAACTGCGCCAGGTGTTCCATTTGACCAAAGGTTTTGAGTTATATAAAAATCGTCGGATTTGTTTGGGTTTTTAACTGCGGTTAATTTAGGTTGGTTAACACCTTTACCTTCCAAAGTACCCTTACCTGTTAGTTCATCTGACCAAGCAGTATCCAAAAATGTTTTATGACCAGGATTTAAAAAATTAATCTTACCAACAGAGATTGTTCTTTGTTGATCGTTCATCGCAGACCCTACCGCTAATTTTGTTCTTGGTAAAACATTACATTCCAAATTTGCATAGAAAACTAAGTCCTCTTGTTTTACAAGTCGGTCCTTAACATTACCTTGTTCGTCAATTAATTTATTTGGGTCAATTAAAGTAATATTATCGTAGTCAAATTCTACTAATATATTTTCGCCGTTATCTGCCATAGTAGAAGAAGTAATTTTCTAATGCGTTTTTATAGTCTTGTAAAGAAGCTACTAACGGAAATGGAATTGTCAATACAGCACCATCAGGTATTGAGTACTCATTTCCTGAATATTGGGGATTCGCCGCCATTATTAACCATCCAAAGTAGGGTGATCCATAAAATTGTTGTGATGCTTTATCCAATCTTGATTGACCAATTATAAAAATATAATTTTTATCTGAGGTTTTTGCTGGTACTGGTACAAAGGGGACAACAGTTTGTTCTCCGTTGATTAAAAAATTCGTATATCTATTCCAATATTGAAAAGGCATTTTAATTGAATGTTACTTTACCATTGAAGGTCTTTTTATTGTCGTTCAAGTTAACACTTGAGTACAGGTCTTTTAATTTTTTGTTTTTTTGATTTGTGTTGTCGGTTATTGGTGTTTTATAGTTACACACCTTCACTTGTCCGTCGGGTAATTTAAATGTTGTAACTGTAACATAATCTTGTGATTTTTCTATATCAGTAAAAACTTTTGTCCATATTTCTTGGAATGGAATGTAATCTTCTTTTACATTGTTACACGCCCTTTTTACTAAGTCGATAATAGTTGGGTTATTTTTTATTTCAGGTCCACTTACCAAATCATTTACAAATTCAGTATATGATTGTTCTTTAGTAAATAAAGGGGACATTGCGATATAAAATCTATTCCAAGGACAATCACCATTCAAACCAAAATATCCTTGATTATTTACCACAAATTTACAACCACTCCCATTTTCAATAGTTGATGTTCTCTTTTTAAAGAATCCATCTTTCGATATTATTTTATAACTTTCCAAAAGTTTTTCAAACTTGGTTATCGTTTCAGGTACTTTTTTGGTATATAAATTAGCTAATGTTCCATCTGTAGTTGCTGGCCCAAAGAAAGTATCTCCACTTAGATCATATCCAATTGGTTCGTTATTGGATCCTAAATAACCATCTAATTTATCAGATACAACATCTAATTGTCTAAACAAATAATTTAAATCAGTTTCAACTTTTGTTATGTTTGATGTGTTGTTTGTTATAACATCTAAAATTGGTTGTTGTCTTTGTGTTGCATACGCTTGTAATTTATCTTCTAATTCTCTTTTAATTTTATTTGTCATTTGGTTTTCTCCCTTCAAATAAGAAAGAATTGGGTCATCATTTTGTTCAATGTCTTTTTTAACTTCTTTGATTAAGTTCTCAACATATTCTTGATAATTATTACTTTTACCATAAAGTGTGGTTTTAACTTTATCATTTGTATATTCTGAAAGTTCTCCTTCAGTATATGATTTATCTTGTAATGCAATTTGTAAAACTCCAAAATTATAATCCGTATTAATTTTACTAATCGCATCATAATAGGCTTTAAAATATCCTTGTAGTCCGTCTTGTAATGAAGTTAATAGAGTTGTATAGTCAATATCGGTATCACTTGCAATTACACCCATAGTACTTCCACCTTTTTTAGGTTGTACGTTATTAACTATGTTTGCCGCTTCCTGTGAACTTACAGTTGGGAATGCAGAAGTTATTTTTTGAACAACGTATTGATCCATCTTACTCGTATCTTCAGTTGCGGTTGCTCTTTCATCATAAATTTCTGTATTAGCATAATAATTGAAAGAAAGTGCGTTTTGTAATTCTTGGACTGGTTCTTTAAGACCCATACCTCCAATTATATTAAAAGACAATGATATGTTAGCCAACATTGGTTGTACTCCAATCCCTTCAGGATTTATATCTAAATGAAGTGGGTCGTAACTAATACCAAGATTTGTCGGCACTATTTTGGTATGATAAAAGTCACCAAATCTTAAAATCAGAATTGGTGGTGCACCAAATGTAGTATTTAATGCGTCATTATATTTTGGTCTACCGTCGGCACCTATAACAGGAATTGTTTGACCAGGTCTCATACATTGTTGTAAGAAAGTCAAACGAGCATTTAAACCTTCAGGTGTCATCGAGTGGAAAGCAGGACTAAAATATTTAATTCTATCTTTTATAGAATCGTATATCATAGGATCACTTTCTTTTATGATTTGGAAATAATCACACTCAGTAAAAAGATTTCTTAATATTTTTTTAGAAATACCTTCTTTAATTTTTTGTTCAATAGTAATTTTAGGTTCAGGTTTAATACTTTGAGTCTGACCTGTAAGAATGTTCGGGACAGGTGTTGGTACCGGTTTTGGCGGTACAGGACTTGGTTGCGGAGTTTCATCTTTTGGAATTTCCGCTTTAATCCTTTGGATCGCAACTCTACGACAAGCCATTGCAGGAATACTATACCATTGAGCTTTACTTGATTCTTGAATATCTCCTGAAGTTGGGTTCTCTGTCGCAACTAACGTTATATTTTTAGTACAGTTAACACTAGCATTTAGAACATTACCCCCTTGAGCATTTGTTACACTAATATCGGTTGTATCTCCTGTTGTGGCTGCGGCTTCTTCTTTGGTTTTTGGGATCACAAGTTGTTCTCCATTAGCGTTTAATGTCATCTTAAAAAATCCAGCAGATTGATATTCTTGTAAAGTTTTTCCATCTTTAAGTTTTTGCGCTAAAAACCATTTTTTAACTGAATCATTTCTTCTTTCTGATAATTTTTTGTTGTAAGAAACTTTTTGTGGTGCAGATGCCGACCCAACGAGTTCTATTTCAACCTTACCTTTTTTATCAACTAAAATTTCATTCAATTGTTTTTGAATCAAGTCGGTTTGAATTATGTTAAAGTTTCCTGTAACCACTGTTGAGAAGAAGTTTGGGATACCTTCTTTTGTAAATTGGTCCGTACCAACATAAACAGTTTGAGGTGCTTGTTGCAAATAAGTTGGTTCTAAACCTATATATTGATTATAATAGTAATCGTAATTGTAAGCAGAAGTACCACCTTCTTTGTTTTCTCCAGGTTTTGTCCCATTAGGTCCTCCAGGAACATCATTCTCAAAATAAAAACCATACCCAACGTAATTACTTAAATCAGCATCCACATATTGGATGTTTTGGGCTTGTTGATTACCAGTACCTGTAGTTCCTTCAGTACCATCGGCACCTGAAGCATCATTAGCATTTGTAGTTTCTTGATTTGTAGGTATACTTTGTAAAACTTCTACTTGTTCTTCAGTGGTTAGTCTTGGGTTGTTTAAAATTTGTTGATAAGTGTATAAATCTTTTGTTGGTATAGTATTAAATTTAATACCTAATTCATATATATCATATTTAGTACAACCAGCATAGAATGAATCAATTATACTTTGAATTCTGTCTTTTGATGCACCTTTCATTTGTTTTTCAATAATAGTGTTCATCATGGATGGATTATCCACAATGATGGTCCAACTGATCTGTCCACTTCTGGATGTATTCTTATAAGTGTAAATTGGTTCGGGTCTGCCTATGAAGCTTGTTGCATTAAAATCGGGTTTGGTGTCATCACTAAACTTAACATTATATGGTGGGAACCACATAATTCTTCCTCCATTTGGTCCTTTCTCACAAACAGGTAAATCATCGTAAGTGTAACCCGGTCTGTCTGAAGTTCTCCAAGCCAAGTTTTCAATTGAGAACATATACTTTTTAACTTTACCGTCAACAATATTTGTTGAGCCCGGATTTCTTAAAGGTGCAATGTTTAAGTTGTATGTATTATCAAATATTGAATAGTCGAATCTTCTACCTGAAGTTGTTATACCGTCAACTTTTTGTAAGTCAGCATATGTGTAATATGGAGTATCTTTTTGGAACACTCTACAATATTCTAATCCTGCTTGAGTTCCGTCCGCTTGATTAACATAAGATAAAACTCTAGAACCTTTCGTTAATTCTTTATAACCATCATTAAAAACTTTTGAGACTTGATTGATTGCCGTCCCAACATGTTTTAACCTTGCTTGTCCTTGTACTTGATCCGCCGAATCTACTAATCTTTGTGTCTCATAAAGAATAGAACCAGGTCTGAAAGGAACATCTATTGATTGATATCTTAAATAATCACCTGAAATCTGATTAAACTCGTCATCTAAACTTCCTGCACCACCACCCACAGTCGCATGGAAACCAGCATCCCCTTTATACTTTGGTGAAGTCCAAACCATTTGACCTGATGTTCCACCTCCATCAGTATAAGATTTACCTTTCAATCCGAAATTAAGTTGGTTTTCATTACCTTCATATAAAATACCTAACTCTTGTGGTCCATAAACTATAGTTTGTTGTTGAACTCCAAATTGATTAACAGGTAATTGATTAGGGGGTCCATCAATTTGTGATGGTTCAGCATTTTCACTACCAACATAATATCCCGAAGATTGAGCTTTGTCTTGGTCAAATAATCTATTTACTGCTGCCGATGCACCCGCAATCAGACCACCAACTATACCTCTATTATAGGCCGGTCTATAAAGGTTATAATCTAATGCCGAAAATAATGCAGATCTTTGACCATTACCTGTATTTGCAACAAATACTTCAGATGGACTTCTATACTTATTCAATATCGGTGCTAACAAACCACCTGTTAGATTATTCGCAACACCTAAGGCCGCAGCATTTTGTGGTCCATTAATAGGATTATCATCATCAAAATAATCACCAGGGATAAATGAAACAGGGAAATAAGTACCTGTTAATCTATTAGCTAAAGATACCGCAGCCAAAGCGGGATTTTCAGGAACTGTAATTTTCCAATTTCGTATAAAGAATGGTTGTTGTCCTGTTGCTAATAAACTCGCAGAGAAAGGATCAGATATTGTATCTAAGTTAATAGCACCAATTGTTGCCTGTTCTAATTCTTGTGCAATTCTTTCATTGAAGGCAAACTTTAATTGTTCTGCACCAATTTTTGCCAAATAACTATCGGCAGATAAAGGTCCATTTGACCCCAACGGATCGTCCGAAAAAACTATTCCGTATGTTGAGTAACTAGAATAACTATAATAACCAGGGTACCAATATGGTTGGTATATAAGTCCTGATTGTTGAACATCTGTTATAATGACTAAATCTTTATATCCTCCTGATGGTCCCCATCTGTTAGTTACGTATGCGGATTCTATAAAGAATTCATTTACAAGTACCAATCCTTGACTTTGTTCTCCATTAATTGGGTAGTATGGTCCTTGATTTGGTTCTAAAACCGGTGTAAGATTAACACCAATTGGGTTTCCAAAACCACCTTCAGGTCCATATTCATTTAAAGGATAAAGGTCAGAAGCAAATATATTTGTTGAAACGTAATTATTAGGCGAATCTACCACATTAGAAACTGTTAAATTTGTTTCATAATTTACAGGGTTACCAGGTGATGTATAAGCACCTGGTACTCCATAGGGTTGTAAATTTCTAACTAATAACTGTTTTCTAAACAATTCTGAGTTACCAAAAGATAAAAAACTCTCAGCCATACTTTTATTTTATAAATAGATTATAGTCTATTTTTTTGAATAGTATATTAAGGTTGATTTTTTCCTCCTGTCATAGCTGATGGTGCGTTTTTAGAATTTAAATTACTATTTAAATTGACTTTAACCTCAGGAGTGTCCGATCCTTTGATCATCATTTTATTGACGGTTTCTTGATCAACGTTTTTAGTAATATTAGGATCACCTGAAATATTCCAATTAACGGTTATTACTTGTCCCTCTGCAGGTTTTTGTGGATTATACGCTTTATTAAATGTATCCTGAATACTTTTTAAAGTTGCATCAAATGAAGCTTGAATTTTAACTTTTGATTCTTCTTCTATTTTAGCGGCGTTTGTTAAAAAATTAGTTAATGCTAAATTCGCACCTTCTTTATCTTCTTTCAATAATGAGGTTATTGCATCTTCAATTGGTTGGGTTAGTTGTGTTAATGGTTCTCTAATAGATTTTGTCGTTACACCTCTATTCATGCCCACGGCAACATCTTTATTGATACCCATCATAGTTGTGAAGAGTTTTTCGATTGGTTCTGAAGTAGCTTTCCCAAACCCAACTGCAGCCTTTGTTCCCGATATACTATAATTAATCTGTTGTAACTCTGTTAATTGATCATAAGCTAACTCTTCAACGGTTTGAGCCTGAGTTGTTTGAGACTCTTTTAGTTTTTCAATATCCTCGGGTGTTAATTGATCAACTTGTTTTAATAATACTTCACCTGTTTTTTCATCTTTTACATTAACCGTGGCAACACCATCCTTCATCTGTGCCATACTAGCAATGAGTTCTTTAGTTTCTTCATTACCCTCAGCAAAACTTGGTAATTTGATTTGTGACATTTTTTTGTCGAACTCAGAAGCTTTTATTGACATACCTGCTAACTCTTCAGCAGTCATACCCATAGCTTCGGCAACCTCTCTTAATCTTCGTTTTGACCCTGGCATAATTTCAAATTTACCTGTTTGTTCATTGAACTTGGTAAATTCTTTTGACATATTGACTATTTCTTTTTGTAAGGCTTCAGGATCGTTTTGAGCCATGTCCATCGCTCTTAATGGATCTAACAACCCACTTGATGTAACACCTAATCTTTGTAATGATGCTGATAACTCAATCGCTTTTTCAGGTGAGAATAAATCATCGGCAATTTTGAATACTTTACCCATATCAACACCAAGTCTAGATGCCTGTATAGACATTTTTGTTAGACCGTTAATACCACCTTCAAAATTATATACGTTTAATTTTCCTATGTTTGTGGCAACAGCTGAAGATACCGCACCGACTGAAACACCAGCAGCTCTTGCAGAATTTGCAACTTCTAACATTTTTTCACCGACATCATAAACCGATATACCGACTTCTCTGAATTTTCCAGTTAAAACACCAACATCTTGTCCAGTTGCTTTAGAAGCGGCGGATAGTTCAATTATAGCCTCACTTCCTAAACTTGCCGCGGATCCCAATGCCTCACCCATTTTACCTATGTTCTTGATTGCAGTTTCTTGGTCTATACCCATTCTTATAAGAGCAGGAGACACATCTGCGATAGATTGACGGAATTCCTCCATCCTACCCTTTCCAACACCAAATTGTGCAGAAAGTTCAGTAGCTTGTTGATCTAATAATTTAATAAAAGTATTTTCACCTAAACTTTGATCAACAAAAGAATCGGCAACTGCTTTCATTGTTTCTTGAGTAATATCTTTAATATCCTTTAGACCAATTTGCCAACTTTTTACATAATCTTTTTCAAAATTAAGTAGATCGGGTTTTTCGTCTCCATCATCATCACCAGATTCTTTCCTACCTTTTTTGTAGGCTTCCTTGACTAACTTATCAATTTCTTCTTTACTATATGTCTTTTCATCACTCATTCTAATTACCTATTTACTCATAAATATCATTTTATTTATTTTCAATTTCTTCAACATATTTGTTAATTAAATATTTTCTTATGTATGTAGGCATAGACATAAACTCAGAATATTGTGTTCTAAAAATTTTAGAGAAATAATAAAACTCATCTAATATGGTTATCTTATATTGCGAAGAAAGGCCGAAAAAACTCCACCCCAAAAGCAATGTTGACCATTACTCTTTCTCCTGACGGGGCTATTACTTCTTTTCTTAAATCTAATCTTGGTTCGTTATCAACTAGAAATCTTCTAATAAATTTAGAATCAGCAATTGGCATACTTTCAACAAATGTTGAAATTTTAATTCTGTCCGTATCACCATTTAAACTTACAATGTGCTTGTTCAACTTAGTTGTGATTGTCGGTGCAGTTCTGTCAGAAGGATACGATTTTAAAATTGCGTTAATTTCTAACGTATCATATATTGATAATAATTTTAAAGTTACTTTGTTTTTTGACATAGGTAATGTCACATTGAAAAGTCCGTTTTCATCAGGTTCTACCTCTGTCTTTTTGAAATTAAGTTCATCTAACTTAATTGTTGAAGTAAATTTTTGTTCGGTTACGGGATCTGTGACTGTCACTTTGTATTCAGGTCCAAAAGCTGTGTTTCTTAAGAACAACAAGATTGCTTCAACATCTCCATCTAAAAGTTCTTCAGGTCTGATTTCTCTTTCATATACTTTGTTCCTTAACAATGGTAGAATAATTGACTCAGTAACATTTCTTGTTCCATCGTAATCTGAAAGTATGTTTTCATCAACCGCAGTCAAATAACCCACTTTAACTGATTTCTTTTTTGATTTATAAAAAATCCCCTGTGTTGGTAGAGTTATAACGTCATGAGGTAAATTCAAATTACCGTGACCTACTGTATATTCATTTTGTTCCATATTATATATAATTTCAACTTAAATGATAAAAAAAAACCGTAAACTGTAAAGTCTACGGTTATATGTTTTAGTATTATTTAGATTAGTATACTAAGATACATCTATCCATTTGCATTTGACATGTGATACCTGCGATATTATCAGAGTTGTAAGCTAAAGAACCTCCATCATACCCTAAAAGAAATGCTCCTTCTAATATCCATTTTTCAACAACTACCCCTGTTGGATCCAACATTTCAAGGTCAACATTTTTTTTGTAACCTGCTGCATAACCCATACGTCCCGTTACCGACTCAGCACATAAACGAATCCACTCCATAATAGCTTGTGATGCTGAAGGTCCAATAGGGTCACGGAATTTAACTGAAATTGCATCCCATTTAAATCTACCAGCAACAAACGTTGAAGTATTTAAAAATTCGATCTCTTTTGAGTTGATCGTAAGTTTTGGTCTTGACGCACTTTCCACATACCACTCGTTAATTCCAAGTGATGAAGGGAATCTTAAGATCCATCGGTTCTCCCTTTTCGGTTCGTAAGGGATCGGCATTTTCATTAATAAATCAGCCATATCTTATTGTTTAAATTTTGTTTTATTTTTATTATAAATACTATGAAATAAAAATTTTTCTATTTACTTCAATTATTTTTCAAATTATATCTTAACTAGTCCCAGTTATTATTCAAATTTAGTTTTTTTACCTCCTCCTGTATGATAAATATCTAATCCAGATTCATCATCAAAATGTTTCTTCATTGCTTGAACGTTTCTTAAATCATCATCTGAAAACCCAATATAAGGTACAAAATAATTACTTATTTTATTTTTCATAAAAGCTTTTTCTTGTAGTTTCCTTGAAAGTTCTTGAACGTATCTCATAAACTCACTCATTGCTTTTACTTTAAGTTCTTCAGGATTCGCAGCAGAACCTTCACCGAAACTTACAGGATGATATTTGTTCATATCTAAATATACTCTTACCAATTCATCATCCGACAATTCTTCTTCATCTGCCAAATCTCTATATTTTTTAAGATTTTTAACAAGTTCTTTTTCACTTAATCCGTGTTTGTTTTTCTTAATTAGATTATAAATCGCATTTTTAAGAACCGAAGGGGTGTGTCCTCTTGCTGTGATGATTGCAAAAATAGACCCATTATTAACCGCCTCAACAAAGTCACTCCATGCAGGACCTGTTTCTGCTTTCATAGCATCACTAATGAAAGCCTTGTCACCTGGTACTTTAAAGTCTCTGAAGGCATCCTTATCAAAATCTACAATAGTGTGACCCTCATATTTGAACGGTTCTTTACCAATATCAGTTCTATACTCCGCAAAATCTTCCGTAGACATACCAACAGTTTTACCTTTATCATCTACAAGATAAATTTTTGTTGGCATATACATAAGGTTATCATCCCAGTCAAAAGCATAATACTTCATTGTGGGTTTCATCTGATCGTGAATGATTTCAGATAAAATTTCTTTAACAAATTTTTTGTAATTCATATTAATAAATATCTCTTAAATAAAAAAGGGGAACTTTCGTCCCCCTTTGTATGAATAATAAACCAACTTATATATTCTCAAACGATGCTCCTGTTGGAGTGATATAGAATGTAATGTCGATAAATTCAAGTGATCTTGTTGGTTTGATATAAATCTTACCTGTCATTTGGTTTCTATCTAAATCCTCAGGATCTGAAGAAACTGTAACTCGGAAGTCATATAAACCACGATCTCTTCTGATTGCATCTAAGATTGGGTTAACAGCATTTAAGAAGTCTTGTCTTACTTGTGAGTCGTTTTGTTCAAACAATAGTCTTACAGAAACTGCTGAAATCAATTTACGAGCTTGTAACAACAATCTTCTAACGTTGATTCTGTCAAGAGCCGATTCTCTTACTTGTAGAGTTTTGTTACCCCAAATTACGGTACCGACATCAGAGAAGGTTGCGATTGGGTTAAGTCTACCTACGTAAAGGATGTCTCTATCTTCTTGAGTTAACTTCTTACGAGCTTTAATACAGTTAACAATACCACGAGTGTAACCCGCCGCAGCGAACCAAGGGAACGCGATGTTATCTGTCAACGCTAAGTTTCTTGTTACTTCAGCTGTTGGTGGGATATAGATTTGAGTGTTATTTACACTATCTCTTGTCAATACCCACGGATAGTAAGTAGCCGTGTAGTTAGAGTCAATTCCTGTATTCTCTAAGTTGTCAACTGCTTCTGTTGGGTAGATAAATACATCAATCCCTGTTGTAGTTGCAACATACATATCAACGTCAGGAGTTGTACAAATGTATAATGAGTCCGCTCTGTTGAATTCAATCATATTAACCGCATCTTCTACAAGGTTACTGTTATTTACATAATCAATACCCGGTGTTACAAACACGTTAATGTTAACCGCCTCAGGGTTTGCAAATGTTTGTTGACCTAACAAGTATGCATAGTAGTCGGTATTTGCCCAATTCTGAGTTCCGTCACCTAAAGAAATTTCTTTAAACGCTCCCCAACCTGTTGCTTGTGGGTATCTTGTAGATGGACAAGCTCCGAATAGGAATCCTGTTCTACCGATTTGGAATCTATCTTCGTTAGTTCTCCATTCTCTGTAGATATCCCATCCGTCAAATCCACCTTGTACTAAGAATGTGAATTTACGTGCGAACAATCTATAGTATGCGTTTGTTGGAAGTTCAGGTTCAGTGATGAATGGTGAGTTACCACAGATAAATCTTGGGTCACCACTCGTCGAGAACTCAGGCCCGATTGTTAAACCACTTGCATTTACGTCCATGTGGAAACCTGCAGATCTGTAGTTGAATGGTAAACCATCAATATCACAAGTATTATTAGGATTTCTCTTACCAACGTATTCGAAGTAAGCGGCATCCCATCCTAAATTGTTAGATATACCTAAGTATGTTCTTCTAACATTATCTCCCGGACTTACCAACGCATCATCATTACCTGAAGACAAACCAAATGGTGGGTTATAAATTACTTCGCCAGGGAAATCATATTTACCTTTAATAATTGGGAATGGTGATTGAGCTCCTGCATAATTTCTGAAGTTAAATCCGTTGAATCCACAAGGAAGTGCGTCAATTGGGGCATCCTCGTTCATTTCAACCATTACGTATTTAGAATTCAGTGCGTATTCTCCATCCAATGTACCAATTTTATTTGCAATAAAGTTGTTTTGTCCTGGATCCATTGTACAGTTTGTAAATTTCTCAAGAACTACAGGGTTTGCATCAGTATCAAAATAGTCACGAATCAATACATCAAACGTTAAGTTGTTATAAGTTTGATTGATAAGTGAAACTTTAATTAACGTGTTAGCGGCATCACCATCAGAAATTGTGTAGAACCTGAATAGGTCATAAACTTTATTACCTCTTAATTCTGATACAACCCAAGGAGAATTAGGCGTTTGATATCTGTCCAAATACCATCCAATTGAGTTAGGGTCACCACTTTGAGCAGAGTCTAATTCAATAAAGTTTGGATTTAAACCTCTAACGTATCCTTTTTTCCAAGAGTAGTTTAACCAAGATTGGAATACTTCCTCATTAAATAATGGAACTTCAATTCTTGGTTTTTGGAAGTTTGCAATCCCAAACACTTTACTAATATACTCAGGATCATTTTGAGTTAAAGAAGTTTCAAACGTAAAGTTTTGACCAAATTTATCAGTACAATTAACCGCAAATGTCAAGTATGGGTTTTTAAGAACTCCAGCATATTTTCCTGTCATATCTAAACTAGCATCTGTTGTTGCCGTTACTGAGTATGCTGGGTTAGTTGAGTTTGTATAAGTTGCAATACCTCTTGATCTTAAAGTTGCAACAACTACATTATCGTAATCAACATATGATGTCCCTGTGTAGTAATAAATTTTACCAACAATAGTTCCTGAATAACAATCAATATTAACAGGTGTAGGAGTAGGTGTAGGTGACACAAAAGGTGACGGTGTAATACAAGGATTAGCTGCCGATGGTGTAGGTGTTGGTGATGATGATGCTTGTGGTGTAGGAGTTGGGTTTGGATAATAAGCCGTTAAACCTGACACCAAAGTAGAGAATGAATATCCTGAGTAATTTGTATTACCTGTATTTGTAAATAACGCATAGTACCAAGAATCATTCAAAGGAGAAGTTAAATCAGTGGCATCAAACGATACAGATGGAACATTAAATACATTAGTTCCCGCTGTCCAACCAGCACCATTTAATGTGTTATAGTCGTCAGTAGCAATAGAACCAAAGTAAGCAATTTGTTCATCTTCCGCAAGATAAGGATTGTTACTTGTGATAACATCAAAAATTAAATTATTAATTTGAGTTTCTAATGTAGAAGTATCTCCGTTAAACTCTTCATATTGTTCTGTAATTATGTCTTGAATAATTGAAGGGAAGCTTCCTTGGAAACCTATTGTTGTTGTTGAATTAGTACAAGCAGTAAACGGAACTGTAAATGTGAGTTCTTTTGGAACTACACATGTTGTAACACAAGTTGCCGAATTAGTTACTGAACTTAGACACCAAACACCAATTGTTGATGGATCTACGTTAGCAACCGTAGTTATTGACCAAGATGGTCCTGCATCGTAACCTGATAATCCTAAGATTCTTGTTACGAATAATTGATTGGATTGTTGTAGATATGCTTTTGCAATGTAAGCCGCTTCATACTTTGGAATTTGGGTATTAACAAATTTTTCTGGTGAAGTACCTCCAAATACTGTTTGGAATTCATCAAAATTTGTAATAAAAATCGGTTCAAAAGCTGGACCTATCAAAGTTTCACCTACGATACCTAATGTTGTTACCCCGACGCTTTGAGCAACAAAGCTCAAATCTACTTCAGAAGTATAAACACCAGGTGAAACGAAAACTTTACTGTTTGTTGCCATGTTTAAAATGTCTTTACTTATTTATTTTACCTATAAATATTCGAGTTTTTAGTAAAAACTTTACATTGTGCAAACTATTTATATTTTGGTAAGATTTTATTCTGCCTTTTTTCTACCTACCGTTATGAAAGAACCTAAGAAGATAAAAAACTTAAAAATTGATGTTGAAGTACACGATGTCCTGAAAAAATATTGCGATAAGAGAGGTATTAAAATGTATAAATTTTTAGAAAACCTTATAGTTGAAAAATGTAAGGAAAAGAAAGATATATACGGGGAAAGTTAAACTAAGAATTGTGTGAACGCTAATGAAGATTCGGCGGCACTTACTTGTTTGACAACATCAATTCTCAATGTGTCGTTAGTATTGATTTGAATTCTATCAACATTATCACCATAATATTGGTCATTTATGTATACAGAATAACTTTCTAAATTATCTGAGATATCAAAATTCAAATCACACGTGTATTCAAAAAAGTATTCTTGAGACAAATTATCTACAGGATATATCAAACGTATTGTTTCTGGTTGTACTGGTGTTTGTTTTTTCTGATGTCTCTTAACAGGTCTTTGATCAACCTCATACATTTGAAATGTTCTTGATAATGCAGGAAAAACTTCAAATTCATCCTCATCAATTAAGAACCCCATCATTGTAAATTCGTATTTTTGAATGTAGTATTTTCTTTTTTCTAAATCTAAAACTGATTCATCGGTCATACTATCATTTATAATTGGAATGTAATGTCCTTTAATAACTTGATATGCTTGTCTTGATGCGAAAGTCTCTAAAACTTTTTTATTAAATGAGTTTAATTCTCTCATTCTATTACACACAATCGCCACTGTATATTTAAAATCTGCAGGTACAGGTTGTGGTATTTTATAAATGTCAGCACCAACTCTATTTCCATCCCAAGTAGGAACCTCCATATAATAATACATTCTCCTGTTTGGTATATTGTACATTACCGCAGGATTATTTCCGTATTTTACTTCAGGATTTCTAATTACCGTAATGAATGGAGGTTCAATGTTCTTATCAATATTTTGAAAGTCCCATGTTTCAACAAACTGTGACCAGTTTTGTGTTGTTATTAGAATATCGGCAACAGGAACTGTTTTTCCTTCTGATGAAATTTTTAAAGTATTTTTAACAAATTCTAAAAAACCACCATCTAAATCGGCATGTAATAATGACTTAGGAAGGTATGTACCATCCTTAGTGATCATGTCTTTTATCTCTTCTCTTCTTGGTAAAAGAGTTTTAGGATACGTTAAAGGTATTGCCGGTTTTATTGGGTGTTTTTTTGGTAAAGCCATTATAGTCCTCTGAATTCATTTGGTCCAACAGGAGCCGCAATTATTGTTCTATAAAAGGGCTTGAACCCCTTATAGGTATGTTTTATATCTGAAGTCACACGACCATCGTTAACAACAGTATAGTATCTTACAAAATTTTCACTATCGTAGTATCCCACATAATCACCAAAATCTATTTCAATATCTAAATCTTCAAGAGTTTTCATGTAAACGGACATTGTTATATTACCTGGTTCAAATTGATCCATACGAGTAGAACCAATCATTTTGTTTTCAGGGGCTGCAATACCAACATAAGCATTAAACTCCACAGGTGGTAAAAATTTAATTCCGTCAGTTACCGCTTCACCATATACGTCATCAGTTTTTATTTTGTTTTTGTCTACTCTATATAGTACACAAGTGAAGTTCATGTCACCAATTAACCATTCTTGACCCATACCAATTTCTAGTTCGAAATCACGATCTCCAAAGAATTTACCGAATCTTGTAATAGGAACATTACTTCTCATAATACGATTTTATTGATAAATATCTTTTTTATTAGTATTTTTTTAAAAAAGATTAATTGGAAACAAAAACACTGATAGAACATAAAGCATTAGAGTTGCTCGAAAGTTATAGTGGTGCGAATAATTATATACTATATCTAAAACATAAAAAAGAAGTTTCTAGTAAATTTTATCCCACTAGAAGTCAATCCGAATATATTACAACATATTACGACTCAACGCCTAAGATTGCTCGTAAATGGGTCGAGTTAGACAACTACTTTGCCAAAAAGTTTGCTGAAGAAAAATATCTTATTGAGGTACCAAAGGAAATTTTTATTGAAAAGCTTTTGGTTGAGAAGGAAAAGTCTTATCACGTTTGGGGTAAGTTTTTTGAGAAGGATAAACTATCCGAATTTTGGATTCCAAAATCGGCTTTAATTAAAACACATAATGTACAGTCTGTTAGTATTGATTATTCGAAATATTCCCATCGTCCTCCGCTTGATCATCAAAAAATTGCAATCGAAAAATTAGCAGGATCAAAAAGATTTATTCTTGCTGATGATATGGGTCTTGGTAAAACAACCTCAACTATTATTGCAGCATTAGAGACAGGTGCAAAAAAAATATTAATTGTTTGTCCCGCATCTTTAAAAATAAATTGGCAAAGAGAAATTGCAAATTATTCAGATAGACCTGTTTTTATTGCGGAAGGTAAAAAATTTTCAACTGAAGATGATTTTGTCATTGTTAATTATGACATTCTTAAAAATTTTCACGACTCAGATCCGAAAAAAAAGGATGAGTCTCTATTATTAAAAAGTGGATTTGATTTGGTAATCTTAGATGAAGCTCACATGATATCAAATGTTCAGGCACAAAGAACAAAGATTATTAATAGTTTTGCAAAAAAAATAGATAGAGTTTGGTTGTTAACAGGAACACCAATGACTTCTCGACCAATGAATTATTATAATTTGTTAAATCTAATTGAAAGTTCTGTTGCTCAGAATTGGAAGGCTTATGCGATTAGGTATTGTCAAGGGTTTCAATTTACAGCAGGTAAAAGAAAAGTGTGGAATGTTTCAGGTGCATCTAATCTTGAAGAATTAAGAGATAGGACATCAAAACAAATTCTTCGTAGATTAAAAGAAGATGTTTTAGACTTACCAGATAAAATTATCACTCCTGTTTACCTAAGATTAAAATCAAAAGAGTATGAGGATTTAATGGGTGAATATTTTGATTGGTATGATAAAAACCCCGATGAGTCTTCATCTTTAACGGTTCAGTTTTCTAAACTAATGAAAGTTAGAAAAGTAATTGCGAATGAAAAAACAAAACAAACAATTGAGTTTGCTGAAAATATCATTGATCAAGGTAAGAAAGTTATAATATTCACAAACTTTACAGACACACTCCAAACCATATACCAACATTTTGAAAAACAAGCGGTTTATCTCGATGGTAGTTGTTCTAATGCAATTCGTCAACAAGCTGTCGACCAATTTCAAAATGACGATAAAGTCAAAGTTTTTGTTGGTAACCTAAAAGCGGCAGGAGTTGGTTTAACTTTAACATCTGCAGAAGCTGTGATTATGAACGATTTATCTTTTGTTCCTGCAGAACACGCCCAAGCTGAAGATAGAGCTTATCGATATGGTCAGAAATCAAACGTATTGGTTTATTATCCACTGTTTGAAAATACGATTGAAGGTGCAATTTATGACATCCTTAATCGTAAAAAAGAAATCATTAGAACCGTAATGGGTGATGGTATTGTAGAAAACACAGGTGACATTGTTGAAGAAATATTAAACCTAATTAACAATAGACGATAATCTTTTGATCAGTATAATATTTATCAAAGATGAAAGTTTCTATCAAATACGAAAATCCCGATATTAAAAATCGAAAAGACTTTGTTAAAAAGTTTATTTCTTTACTACAAGAAGAATACCCACTTAAAAATGATTTAAAAATTATGTTTTTAAATGGTAGAAAAGGTGAGATGTCTACAGGTAGTAGAAGAGGTGATCACCTAATTAAAGTTCTTGCTAAAGGAAGATTAAATCGTGACATCATGAGAACATTAGCCCATGAATGGGTTCATGAATATCAAATGACAATTCTTGGTAGAGAACACGGACCTAACATTGGTGGTATTAATGAAGACGAAGCAAATGCATTTGCGGGACAGATTGTTAAAAAATTTGAAAAAAAATATCCTGAACTTGAAGAACTGATGTATGAACATAAAGGAATCGAAGGAAAAGTTAGTCTTCTATCTGAACAAATTTTATTAAACGAAAAACAATTAATCAAAAAAAATTTGATTTCTGAAATGAAATCAATTGGTATTGAAAAGTTACCTTACTCATATTCTTCTTTGAATAGATTTATAGATTCAAAAACTATGAATATTCATTACAATAAACACTACAAAGGATATGTTGATAAATTGAATAAAGCAATCAAAGACATTGATGGTGATTTGGAGTTAGAGGATATTGTAAGAACTATAAGTAAATTTGACAATAAGGTTAGAAATAATGCTGGTGGAGCATTTAATCATGCATTATTTTGGAAGATGTTGTCCCCAAAAAAACAACTCCCAAGAGGAGAAATTTTGAAAAAAATTAAAAAAGATTTTGGTAACATAAAAAAAATGAAGGATGAGTTTAACAAAGCCGCTCAGGATCGTTTTGGTTCAGGATGGGCTTGGTTGTATCTTAACAGTGAAGGTAATTTGAAGATTATGTCTACACCAAATCAAGATAATCCATTGATGAACATAGTTAAAAAAGGTGGGTATCCTCTGTTAGGTTTGGACGTTTGGGAACACGCTTACTATTTGAAATATCAAAACAAACGTGATGAATATATTAAAAAGTTTTGGGATGTTGTTAATTGGGAATTTGTTAATGATTTATTTGTGAGTAGAACATCAAAAAAAAAACTTAATGAATCTGAAGAAATAAATGAAATTGCTCTTAGAAGAAGTTCTAAAATAGATTATTTATGTGTACAATCAAAATCTGAAAAATCACCATATTGTCAATTAAAAAATTTTAGAGATGGTTTAGAAGATCAATATTTGATTCATGAATTAGAAAGATCAATTTTTATACTAGACCAATTTTTTGGCAAAAAAAATGTCGGTACATTTCCTGTGATAATTCAATTGGCTCTCCAAGACACAAATAGAACTGTAAACTTTTTAGAATTAGTATCGGACTTCATTGTTGATAAAGAATTTGAGGATGACCAAGTTAAAAAAATACTAAATAAACAAAGGTACGTAACAACAATACCAAATGATATTGAAGGATTGTTAGCATATGCAAGACAAAAAGAACACAGTAAATATGAAGATAGATTTGTTGGTGATTATTTTGAAAAAAACCAAACAAAACTACAATTGAATTATAAGTGTTCTGATGATGCAAAAGAAACATTAATTGACCTTTTGAAAAAAATCCATTCAGGTACTGAAAGTTTAAACTATACTTTTTTTCAAATAACTTCTTGTTTATCTAAGTCATTCAAAAGTGGTAGTTATTATATCAAAGCGGATTTAATAACTAAACAAGAACTAAAAGATGAGGATGGTAATACAATATTTCCTACTAATTCACTTTTTGAGGTTAAAAAAATGGACCCATTCATTGATAGTTATTTGTCTGAGTTCTTTTCTATATTTAAACAATCTTCATTATCAAGTGAAAAACCAATATACATAAAATTATATAATGAATTGATAGATAAATTATACACTTGGTTAAATAGTAAACCTTCAGCTGAGGAGTACTTAAATAAGGTTAAAAGCAAAATGTCAGGTATAATTTATGAAGGTGACTTAATTGTTCCTATTGAATATATAGATTTATATTGGTCCAACAAAGGTCAACGAGGTTGTGATGAAAAAAGATTATCAATAAGATTTAGAATAAAACCTGAATACGACAAAATTAATGGATTCTTTTTCAAAGACAAAAACACCTTAGAGTCTACCACTTTGACTGTCAAATCTAAAGATAGAGAAAAGATCATTTGCCCCATCTAACACAAATTAATTATTAAAGATATTTATAGAGAAAAACTCTATGGCAATAATCGACGAACCAGAAAGAAGTCAATTCTATCAAAAAGTTAGACACTTATTAGGTGCACCTTTAAGATCTGTGGAATTGGAAGACGAAATGATGGACACATTATTAGAATATTCAATTGACGATTATTCTCAATATGTCCAAGATTGGTTAATTGAATCTCAATGGACCACATTAAATAATTTGAATTTAGATACCCAATCTTTATCAAGAGCTTTCATAACTAAAAGTTTAGACTTTGAAACTCGTTATACCTATGCGTATTCAAAAATAGTTGGATTACAAGCAGGTGGTGATTGGGAAATCAAAAAAGATTATATTCAGTTAGTACCCAACCAACAGATTTATGAAATACCTGCAGGTCGTGAGATAAATGAAGTATTATGGTTTACCCCATCAACATTAAACAACTTAATGTTTGGTTTGGGTGGTTTTGCGGGTGTTGGTAATGGAACTGGACTTGGTGGTGGTGGAGGGCTTGCACAAATTGGTAATATGGCAGGAAGTTATTATTTAACACCAGCATTTGATACATTATTAAGAATGCAAGAAGTTAATATCCAAAGAAGAATATTTGCGGGTGATTTGACTTATTATATCACTGCACTTCCTGGTGGTAAAAAAGCACTACACCTTTTAAACACACCAGGTGGTAAATTTGACTTTGGTAATGCGGAGTTGGCAAAAGGTCAAGTTTGGTATTGGTATTATGATACTTCACAAGGTGATAGAGACAAATGTTTGGCGGATAATCCTGATATTGTTCTTTTACCTTCAGATGTACCATTCAATAAGATAAGTTGGTACAAACTAAATAATCCTGCACAAGTTTGGGTTCGTAGATGGTTTATAGCATACTGTAAAGAAACTTTAGCAAGAGTTCGTGGTAAATTTAGTGGTAACTTAAAGACTCCTGATGGTGACTTAACTATGGATTATGCAACATTAGGTACTGAAGGAAAAGATGAAAAGGCTAAACTAATAGAAGAATTGATCGGAGCTGAAGGAAGATTAACAAGACTTCGTCCTGAAAAAGTTATGGAAAGAGAAGCTTTACTAGCAGAAAACTTAAACAAAACTCTTAAGTTTAGAGCTATGCCTCGTCAGATATATGTAATTTAATTTTATGTCAATTATAAAAAACAAACCAGTTAGAAAAACCGTAATAAAAGGAAATCAATCATATAGTTTTGAATCGTTTGATATTGTAATAAACAGTAATGAAACTTACATAACTAATGGTGAAACCCTTTTAATCGTAAGGGATGTTGTACAATCAAAAATAAAACTTGACTCAACAACAACAGAACGAATTAAAATAAAAACACTTACCAACTGTATAATCATTCCCGACATAGGTCGAATAGACGAAGATTGGGATGAAATATCAGTTGGTAGGGGTGCTTGTGTTGAGTTACAAAATGTCAACGGTGTTTGGTACATCCTTTCCTCCGACGGAATTAAAATGGACTAACTCTTTTTCAGGTACATATCTCCACATAGTTTGATCCGCATCTTTATACATGTGATAAGGCGTTTCACCAACACGATTCCAAAAAGACATTTCCTCATCAGAGATTTCCATTACATCTTCTAATTTGTCTTGGTCTCCCTCTTCAAAAGGTTGTCCATTGATTAATTCACATTGGACTTTAGTAAAGAATGGTCTCTCTTCAGGGTTTTTAACCAACAACCCATTACGAACTTCTTGTTTGAAAACTACTAACAGAGGTTCAACACGTTTGTTAAATGTTGCAATTGCTCTTTGAATATTATATTCTCCTGTCATAGTGGGGTTACTTTCAAGATCTAACGGGTCAATTCTATAACAATTTAATTGAATTATTGAATCGACATCCTCAGGTATTGTAGTTCCCCAATCTCTCATGTAATTGTCAATATGTTCTTGTGACCAACCTTTCTTTGGTTTATTAACTTTCTGAACATCACCGTGAGATGCCTTTGTACCGTTGTTTACATAGAAGATAACTTCACCAAGATTAGCATTTAGTTTGTCTTTGATTGCCAACTCCATGTGTGCTTGACGAGACATTAATGCTCCTGATTTAGTTGTTTGTTTACTACGAACTATATAATCCTCAATTGTTTGTTTGATCTTTGCTTTATTTGCAATATCCATCAATGGAATTTTCTGATCAAATATCTTTTGTACATATTCGTAATACCACTCAACAAACTCTTGTCCTTTACCATCAAGTAATAACTTAATCCCTTTATCCAAAAACTTTTCAATATATATCGGCATTTTTTTAGATTTGATTGAGTTACCCGTAAGTTTAATCTTACCTTTTGCAGTAATCAGAGCATAGTTCTTACGAGCTAAGTTAATACAAGCTGGCCATTGTCCATCAGTATCAAGTGCCATTTCACCTCTCATTGCAAGATCATTGAACTCCATTACATCAGCTTCTTCACCGATGTATTCTTTACCCTCTTTTACTTTCCAATTTAAACCTTTACCAACATATTTTCTTGTCTCCACACCTTCAGGAACCGAGAAGTTAATACCGTCCGTGTCCATCACTAAAGGTGTATAACCACGATCCATAAAAAAGTTAATCATCATTCTAAGATACTGACGACCTGTACAAGTAATCATCTCACCCTTGTCCATATCACCCCAATGGAATACTTGAGGGGCAGATAACGCACCGAACATCGAATTAATAAAGATCTTAATCGGTAATTGTTTACGGTCGTAAGATGTAGATTTTTTCTTATCAATACTTGCATATTCCTCAGCGAGTTGTTTGTATTTGATACGAGTGTTACGGAAATAAGATAATAACCCTTTCATTGCACCTGTAACATCACACTCGGGAAATACATCGTGTACCAACTGAATAGATGGATATAGAGACGAGTAGTCAAGTTTTAACACATTCTTTGAGTATCCTGTTCGGATCAATCGAGAAAGTCCACCTACGAAGTTCCCTTTGTCATTCTTAGCAGGAATTGCCAAGTTATGTTTGTAAGACCAAGCCAACATCAACATTTTCCATAATGTAGCAGTACCCATTGTTGAAACTCTTTCATACGTTGTTGGAAGTAATGATGCCAACAAGAATGAACCTTGATTAAATTCTTCATCGACCAAAAGAGTTTCTTCCAAGTCATCGTCGAGATAACGCTCAATGATGTCGTCCCCCGTTGTTTTGATATATACTTTAGAATGTCTTCCACATACATCATCAACTTTTGGATCGTTACCTACTTTCTTATACTTACCATTTTCAATGTTTAACCAATATTCTTCTTTGTCTCGATACATAGATCCAATCTTATCATGGTCAACATATACACGATCAGGAGCTTCAGCTTCGATATACTTGGTAATGTACTTCAAACCTGCCTCTTTGATGTTCGAGTTAATCGCCTGAGCCCTACGAACTGAATGTAGAATATCAATAATATTATAACCCCACATTTGAGTTTGATTAAACTTCTCAACTTCATTCGCCAATTTCAACATTGATTCCTTCATTGAAATTGATTTATCAGGATTTAGTGATTTTGCAACTTTTTTTATGTCAAGGTTTAGTGCCTTACATCTTTCATAGATCCAATACCAGTCAAAGTTAAATGAATTGTAACCTGAAAGGATTGAAGGTTTGATATCATCAATGATGTTGAAGAACTCAACAAGTCCTCTTCTTTCATCATCAGGTGTTGCACATTCGATAACTTTTTTATAACCTTTGTTTGTTTTGATTCCAATCATGAAGATACGACCATCCTTGGGTTCAAGTGAGGTCGTCTCCAAGTCGAATACCATCCTCGTGATGTCGTTGTATTCTTCAAATCCTTTAAACAATCTTTTCTCTTTTGAGATTAGATATTGTTCAACAGGAGGGAGTATCATGATGAGGTCTTTTGTTTTTTCACCCCAAGGATCAACACCACCTTCTCTAAAAAATTGTATAAGATTTCGATAACCTTTCATAGACTTAACCATAAAAGTGAGCCCTCGTTCTAAGCGATCATTACCTTCAGTTTTAAGTTTCTCAATCATAATACCATGTTTGGTCATGGCTTCTTTTTGTAAACCTTTTGATGATGAGTAAAAGTTTTGACCACGTAGATCACCAACCCAAGCAAATGAGATCAATGTGTCTCGTTGGATCTGTTTACCTTTACCAGGAACTTCTTTGATTTTGTAGATTTTGTCAGATACGTAATCGTACTCTACCGATACGATATATTCCTCGGGGTCATTACCCACAAGGAAGTTTTCAATTTCTTCTTGTGATATCATATATTTTTTACTTTTGGTGTATTAGCTACCGAATTAGGTCGGCATTTACCTTCGTAAATAAATATAAATGATTAATTTATTATCGTCAATAAGTATTAAACATCACATTCACAATCAACAACGTCAGTGATGACACCATTGTCAATATAATATACAGTATACCCACCGGCATACCATGAAATAAAATATCCTGTATCATTTGTTTTATAACACGAAATTTCTGTATCAAAAACTAATGAACCAACATTAGGTCCCCCAATGTTGAAATATCTGGTCAAGTAATCTGAAGTAGAACATGACCCCAAAGTAAAACAAAAATATGCCTCACAAGCCTTACCTTGACTGTCACCAAATGGACCATGTTGATCTGTACCATAAACTAAAGTTCTTCTTATTGGGTGAGGACAAACAGGTTTATTTGATGTTGTGGTTGGTGTTGGTGTTAATGTTGGTGTAGGTGTGACTGTAGTTGTTGGTGTAGGACTAATAACAGGTTCTTTTGTTGGTGTAGGAGTCGGTGATGGAAATGGTGTTGTACAACATTTATATTCTAAAACATAACAAGGATCATAAGTTAAATCATTGGCAATAAAACTTTCAATAATATTAATATATAAACTTTCTCTTATTGGTAAAACTAAAGTACCTTCCTCGTTTATGAATAAAAACTGACCTTCATATCTCCCAACTTTTGAAGTGTCCTGAGTTGTAAATCTGTAGTAAACATAATACTCAGGTGAAGCATTTGGGTCCATCTCTAACTTTTCAACAAACCCCGCGCTTTTTGTTAATATTTTTGGAATTCCATTTTCTGTTCTAATCATTGAAAAAAACACAGATGAGGTCTCAATAAACTTCATCATTGAGTCAAAATTTTGGGTACCATCATTCACTACTTGTAGTTTAAGTAATGGTAAGGTTGAATTTTGTCCTATTGTGAATTCCATTTGTTATTATTAAATATCCATTAAATTATTACCGTTTGTGACGAAGCAGTACCACCACTTAAGAAAGTCACATAAATTGTTGCATTCACATCTCTAACAATATTACAACTAACATCAGTATAAAGGTATGGATTACCACCAGTACCACCAGAAAGTGTTAAGTTTGCGGAGTAATAACCAAATGTTAGGACATTATTTTGAAAGCTTCCTGAATTGTCAAAATCTCCTGTTATTAGGGTAGCTCCGTGTGAAATTTTATTATTCACAAAATTATCGTTTAAAACATTACTTGTACAATTATCACCAAAAGTGTTATCATAACAATATTCACCAACTACATTATTTGAAAATTGATTTCCAATAACATTACCTCTTGTTATTCCTCCACCAAAACCAAAATCATTTGCAATTGTGTTTGATTGGAAATTACTACCAATTTGGTTATAGGAAAAGTTTGTGTCAATGTTGTTACTTTGACAGGCATCACCTATAATATTACTGAAAGTTGCTCCCGAAAAATAATTATTCGTCATATCACTACCAATTTGGTTATTTTGGAAATTATAAACGCCTACATTATTTAGGTCACCAAAAGTATTTCCAAATGAGTTATTACCGAAAACATTACCATTAACATTACTGTAGAAAATGTTGTTATAAAATGTGCTACCTATTTTATTATTGAAGAAAGGTGCTCTAACAGTATTACTATAGAACGCCACCCCAATTTCATTTTCGTCAAAATTATTCCTAAGAATATTATTATTAAAATTATTACCAATTAGATTATTTGAAAAACCATAATGAATCAAGTTTGAATTGAAATTAGGACCAATCGTATTGTAAATAAAATCATCATCATACATTGTTAAAAAGTTATTTCGGAAACCCCAACCTACTTGATTAAAATCAAAATCAAATCCGTCATTATCCCCAAGCATGTTATAGTCAAAATTACCAACGACAGTATTACCTTGCATATCACACTCTATAAAATTGAATGTAAAATCAGGACCAATAGTATTTCTATCAAAATTATTTGTTATGATGTTAAATTGGAAAAATGGCCCACAGGTACTACTAGTCATAAAATTGTCAAACGTGTTACCAACAACATTACCACCAAATACCATATCTTGATAACTACCATTCAAAAACACGTTGTTGGATAGAATAAATGTATCATAATTTTGATTATCCCCCAAATATGTGTTTACGTTATCATTTTCATTAAAGGTATAATATTCTGAGGACCCTGTGTATGACGGTGTAGGTACGTTACATTTGAATGGAGACCTTATACCTCCTCCAGTACCTCGTGAATAAAATTTGTTACTTTCAGTATAGAAAGTTGTTCCTGTTACTGTCATATTTGTTGCATCCGTGATGGTTAAAATTTCATAATACGCAAAACCACCAATAAGGTTTCCATAGTTAGGGCTATGTATACCCAAAATTTGCCCAACACTAAAATCAGTATCAAATGTTGTACCGACACCAACAACATTACCTGAACCATCTATTGACACAGTGCCGTTATAATAGTTTTCAGATAAAAATGCCTGATATCTAATAAACTGAACGGCTCTGAAATCGTAGTCAGCTCTGTTATTAAACCTATCAATTCTTTCGGTTATTCTACCTTTTGCCGGTGAAATTGTTACTTCAGTAGTATCCCAAGTGAAATCATATGTTATTTTATCATTTATATATATTGTAGAATATACCGTTGGTGAAAACTCTGTTGTTGATATTGCCAATAACAAGATTGGTTCGGTACTACCTGTCTTATAATTTCCTGTTGTTATTGCAACACCCTCATTAGTGTAATTTGGTTGGTCATAACAAGTTTGGAAATCCGTCATTAGGTAAAACCTTCCTGGTGTTAATATGCCAGCGATTGATTCTGAAACAAATTGTGCGTATGTCCCTTCGTTATAAGTTATCGAAGAAAATGAAATATGAAAAGTATCCCCAATATATTGTACGGGGAGTAATGTATCATTAGTTGGGAATTGTAGGTATTCTAATTCTCCGATTGTTTTTCCTGTTAGTGCCATAGTTTTTTATTTTATAAATAGTTTTAATATTTTAGGTATTCGTTATTACCAATATTAATATACTCATTATTTTCAGTAATAATTGGATCTATAAGTTCCTCAACCGGTTGAGATGATGTTGGTGTTGGTGTAGGGGTGTTAGTTGGTGTTACCGTAGGGGTTGGTGTAACCGTATTAGTCGGCGTAACCGTAGGGGTCGGTGATACAAATATCGTAGTAGTTGTGGTAGTTGGTATTATAGTCGTTGTAGTAGTTGTTGATGGTCCTGGTGGAATAGGTCCAGGTGGTTTTGGTGGTACAGGTCCGAAACAACAAGGATAATCAACTACGTAACAACTTTGAAACTCGAAGTCATCAATTATAAAACTTTCTATTACGTTTATATATATTTCTTCACTTAATGGTAATGTTAATATTCCAGTTTCATTTCTGAATAAAAACTGACCTTTATATCTTGCAACTTTTTTTGTGTCAAATGGTGTAAATTGATAATAAACATAATACTCGGCATCAGTACTAATATCTAATGGGTCTTTTTTCATCAAACCCGCAGGTCGAGAAGTAATTCTTGGGATGTTTGTTTCTGTGTCCACCATAGAAAAAAAGATGTCGGTATCCTCAATAAATCTCATAGATCTATTGTAGTCACTTCTTCCGTCTTTAATAGCATTAATCTTCAACACAGGGAGTGTTGCATTTTTTCTGATAAAAAACTCCATCTAATCTTTTATCTATAAATACTTCGATTAGAATTCTTTTCTCAATTTACCATCATAGAAGTCAAACCTGTTGTGTTCAGTTGGGGTTAAAAGTAACAAACCTGCATGTATTCTACCTTTAATTGTTTCTTTGAAACAGTGAGACATTAAAGTTTGTTCGTAAGGATGATCAAACTTAGTTTCAATATAACATTTGTAATTTCCCTCTCTTGATAAAATAATTGGCCAATTAGATAAATAAATCTCACCTGTTGCGTATGGTAAGCCATCAACAGATTTTATATTTTTAAATTCTAAAAAAGGAGAATTAGGATCTTGACCGTGTGTCGGTAGTTTTTGATTATTTGGCCAATGTTTTGATCTAAATTCTTGATCCACATTATACCAAGACCATTGTCTTTCATGACTACCATAAAATTCAGTATAATTTAATTTTAAAAAATCAAAATTTTCTTTTCTCATAATTTGTAAAACTTTTCTATATAAGTGTCTTACATTCCTGTTAAATCCGTTTTTACATAAATCGTCCGCACCCATGTTGAAAAACATATCGTCTTCAAAAAACAAATAGTACTCCATGTCTGAATTTTCAAAATGTTCAGCAACAAACACTCTACCACCTGTAATCCCTATATTATCTTTTTTGATATGTTCAAATCCATATTGCTCACACAACTTAATATATTCAGGCGTTGTTGATAGATCAGTTGAGTTGTTTAATAAAAATTTATTAGTTTTTTCTAAAAATTCAGAGTCATATAATAACATAGAATTAATAAGAGTCTCGAATTGTTTTGGACTATTAAATGTTATGACGTATAAACCAACTTGACCATTGTTTTTATTTTTTATAACTCTTTCTTTTTTTAATGATTTGATGACTAAATTATTGTTTTTTACATCTTCAAAAAATTTATAAATCAAACCGTTGGACTCAATTTCTACATAATCTATTATTGTTGGGTTGTTATATAATAAAATTGAAAATAGACTTTCTTCCGTCCCCATTAATCCTCTTTCTAATGTTGATTTCATCAGATTATAATAGAGGGTGTTCATTTGTCTAATTAAATTTACAGGACCGCCAAAGAATCCTCCTCGACATACTTTATCAACTCTTGTTCCTGTAATGATATCCATTTTATTAATATCAAAACCATGTATTTCTTTATCGGCAACATACGGGAAACAAATGAATGTAAAATTACTAAAAAGATTATCAATTCTTGGTAATACTTTATCATGAGTTAGATAACCCATGTGGACAGTATTTGCTAAACCAGCATCAATCCAATATAGTTTTTCAGAACTAAATTTATCTAATAAGACCGCATCATGTAATAAAAACATTTTTGACATGACTAATGGGTTGTACATTTCTAATCTCGCTTGTGTTGAGTCCTTTAACCAACCAGCAAGATTACACCATTTCGGATTTGTTCTTATTGACTGAATTTGATTGAAGAATTCATTATTTCTAAACCAACTTAAATCTCTCAATACAAATTGTGTGTTAGTTACACTTCTTCTTTCATTAACAAATTTTTCTAATTCACTATCACCAAAAATTATCATATTACAATCTACCTGTAATAGTTGTTCGAATTTACTTAAATAATGATCAAAAGACCTTGACCATCCTTCTGATAGATCTCCTCTACCAATATCCCACAATCCTGTAACTAATGTTATCATCTTATATATTATTTAGATTTTCTATAATTTTATAAAAACTTTTTTCTTTTAACGTCAATTCTTTCAAATCAACGCCAGGTATGTAATCTTCTTCGTGCCACCAAATATCAAATAGAAGTGGGTTGAATAACTCTTTATTATTAGAAAATATTAAACTCATTATATTTTCTTCTAAATAAAGATCAACTTCATTATTTAAAACCTTTTTGATTTCTTTATTAAATAAATCACAGAAGTATTTTAATTTCTCTCTTTTACCTCCGAACAAACCTCCGATGATATGTCTATCAAAACTATAATTGTTATAATATTTTTTTGGTAAGGTTTTTGACCAATAATTTCTTTGGTTTTCTTTTGCACATACCACAATCTTTTCTTCAGTATGTTTAATCAAATTATTTAAAAATGTGTTGTTAAATAATTCAGACTCAAAATATTTTTCCCAATACCCCTTTGTTTGGTCTAAATATTTTGGTGGTATTAATCCACTATGAGACAATCCGGCATCAATCCAATAAACATAATCAAAATCTGAATTGTTACAATTTTCTAAACACCAAAAGAATTTAGAGTATTGTATTTCGTAACATCTGTCTTGTAGTAAATTACTTTGTGTTTTTCTTAATTCAGAAATTTGTTGATGGTATTCACAATTTTTTAAATTAAATATTTTAAATTGAATTTGATCCTCATTAAATTTGTTTTGTTTATAAAAGAAAGTTTTTAAATCCTCTAACTGATTTTCTGATGTGTAACAAATAAATTTGGCATCAGACATTTTTAAAAGACTTTTTAATGAATTTTTATAATGTCCGTCTCTACTATCTCTACCACCAAATTCAGATCCAAAAAGTTTAGAATATAAACAAGTTACAAATAGTGTTTTCATAAATTACCGACAATTCTATCACACCAATCTTTTGAAATTGAGTGAGGCCACACTACCCAATAAGATGGTATCTTTGTTGTGTTGAACTCTCTCCATATTTTACCGTATCCTTCAGGGTCTGACTTTATTCTTATAATCTCGTTTGCGTCGACATCTTGTCTAAAAATTGTTTGATGTTCTTGATCGTGGAAGGCAACAACCCAAAAATCATAATCCGTTTCAGGAACTTGATTTAAATCTAAATCAATGCAGTGTTTGAATATTGTGGAAAAACTTTTTTTCCATTCGTTCTCATTTTCAAAATTGTACTCGTTTGGTGGATATTTTTTATCTATAGTGTCTTGTTGTACTGCTCTTGTCTCAAATAGCAACCCCGCATATTTTTCATAATCTCTTATTGTTCTTTCTTTACCAAACCACTCATAATAATCTCCTTCATATTTTTCACCATCTATACCAAGAAGTTGTCTATTTTTTTTATGACAGGCAGTATTTTTCAAATACCATTCCTTATCATCATCCCACTGTTTAGTTCTACCCTTTCTAGTGTATTCGTGCCAAATAATAACTTTGTTTGGGTGAAATAAATCATATCCATGTGTATAAGCTCTAACCGTAATTGAAATTTCTTCTCCGTGAAAATAAAATTCAGGATCGTGTTGTACTTCAGTTGAGAATTGACCTAAAGTGAAACAAAAGTGTGCCGAGTAAAATCTTGCGGGAATTGGATCTTTAATTTTTTTCCAATCAGGAATCACTTCAGGTAAGAAAAATACAACGCCTTCAGGTGTAAATCTATCAAATGCCATTCTCCAAGGTTCATTAACCCTACCTTCAGGATCATTATCAGGATCAAAAGATGAAACATAACCCGTTAACAAAGGTTTTTTATGACCAAGTTTTTGTAATTTTTTAATCATTTTAATTAAAGTATCGTCCCAATCTTTTTCAAACCTCATATGAGAATCGATTTGAAGTGTGTATTCTTCACCCCCATATAATTGTTGTACTTGATGTCTTGCCCAACACACTCCTTTTGATTCGGTGTATGGGATATTTAAAATACGGAAACGATCATCATTTTCATATTCAGTTAAATCATCAAAACCATCTTCAGGATTAAATTGTCTTGCGATACCAATAATAATGTTTTTTGGTTTTTTTGCATTCTCCAACATAGATTTGATTGTTGGTATAAGTTGGGGGTCACGATAAGCAGCAATCTGTACAAATATTCTCATACAGAAAAAATAAAAAAATAATGATTAAAATAAATGAAAAACTGAAAGTTAAATTGACCTACTTCCTGTGATATATTTAATTTTACCGAACCAATTAATAGTAGTTGAGGCAACTCCTGTAACTTGTAAAATAATATTACTACCCGACCCAAGAAGTGTAAATGTTGGTGACCCTATAATGTTTTCTTGAACTGACCCTTGAACTGCCCCAATAAGATTAACAGTTCCTCCGTTATTTAAAAAAGTTGCACTTATAATTCCACCAATACCAACAGTCCCTGATGTTGTTGCACCAGCAACAAACGCCTCTACCGTATAAACATTATCGTTTGATGTTGCCAAAGTTATTAATGTTGTTGGAGTTGCGTTAGATGTTTGGACGTACCCACCTAAAGGAATTATGAAGTTTGATCCATTAGATTCATTCCCGTTACCAACATATAAAGTACCACTACTATCAACACTCATTCGTCTTACACCGCCAGTGGCAACACCGATATTATCGGTACCTATCCTATAAATTCCCGTATTTGGGTCTGAAGTAAAACTATGTGATGGTGCGGATACTGTTCCGTCACCACTTTGGTATGCGGAAGAAACTTCAAGAATATCAGTACTTGGATTAAAGCTAATACCTGCATTTGTGTATAAACTTTCTGCTAGCGCAACGGTATTGTTTGAATCAACAAATGTTACATAAAATTTAGTATTTCCTGTGTTTTCTATAGTACTGACTGTAGTTGCTGAAGTTGGCGATGTACCTGAAGTACCATTAGTTCCATTAGTCCCTGATGTTCCGTTGGTACCTGATGTCCCATTTGTACCTGAAGTACCATTAGTTCCGTTTGTACCATTAGTTGCAGATGTTCCGTTTGTACCATTAGTACCATTAGTACCTGATGTAAAACCCGGTGGAGTTGTTCCACTTGTACCATTAGTACCTGACGTACCGTTAGTTGCCGATGTGCCATGGGTACCTGATGTTCCATTAGTACCATTTGTGCCATTAGTTCCGCTTGTACCATTTGTACCATTTGTACCATTAGTTCCGCTTGTACCATTTGTACCGTTAGTCCCACTAGTACCATTAGTACCATTTGTACCGTTAGTCCCACTAGTACCATTAGTACCACTTGTGCCATTTGTACCTGAAGTACCAAAAGTCCCGCTAGTCCCATTAGTACCACTCGTACCATTTGTACCTGAAGTACCTGCCGAACCACTAGCACCACTTAATATTGGTTGTAAAAAACTAATTGGGGCAAAATATGAAGAACCTTGTGGGCTCTGACTTGTATCACCTGTAACTACAACGTGAAAAATATCGTTAACTGTGACGGCTGAAACTTGAGATCTATCTGTGAGTCTATTATAAACTGGCATACTAATAAATATTACTGACCTTCAAATAAATATATATTTGTGTCCTGAAACAAAAATATTGCAAAATCTTCGAATTCCTTTCCGTAGTAAGTCCCACAAGATAGTGGATACCAAGTATCACATCCGTTACTATCAATTATTTTAACAATAATGTCTGTCACATTAGTTAATGGTGGTGGTACCATAAAAGTATATGGTGTAGATATTGGAATTGGTCCTGCAGCCAAAAAACAAGAAGTAAAAGTCTGATCACATACAAATATTGTGTATGGAGGTGTTCCTACGATTGAATTTATATTTACGTAATTTGGCATATATAATATAAATACCTAACTACACTATTTCCAAAATTTTTTGGTATACCTGTAAAACAGATGGGTGGCACTCAAAAGTTTTTTTTCTTTCTAAACACCCAACTAAAGATGGTATTCCTTGAATTGTCCCCCATTCTCTAACACCATATTTCATATCTGAAGCACAATTTAATCCACAACCACCTCTAACATAGTGGTATTTATAATTCTGAGAACCTTGTCTATAGGGCGATCTGAACTCAGGATCAATGGAACTTCCCAACTGAATTATGTTAACATCTGTTGTTCCTGCTAAATGTAAAAGACCTGAATCCATAGTTACAAAACAAGAGCTATTGTTAATCAAATGCCAAGTTTGATCTAAGGTCGTTTGATTCATTAAGTTGTACCCAAGCTTTATTGGAAAATTAAATACGGGTTTATCAACATTAGAACCTCCCATTTCTGAAGAATCTTTACCCACAGAAATTACTGAAATACCTTTTTCATTTAAAAGTTGTGTTAACATTTGCCAACTTTTTGCCGGCCAAGTTCTTGAATCCCAATTTTGAACTGGATGAATTAAAACATATTTTAATGGTAAATCAGGTAAGATGACATTGTCATCAGTGATATAATCCATTTCCATTTCTTTTTTTGTTAACATAAAACCTAAACTAATGGCATGAAGTTGTCTGATGTCCATTGTATTATGTTTGTTACAAATACCACTTTCCTTATAAAAAACGTCGAAAGTTTGAAACATTTCATACTCGTCTTTTATTTTATCAAACGTTTCGGGGGAATATTGATAATTATTTTCTACATAAGGTAAATTTGAAAATATTTCTGAATGATGGGAGATTACAGAAACTTTTTGATTATATGTTTTACTAATTTTTCTAACTACAGGTGTGGCACATAAAGTATCTCCTAAAGCTCGGCATTGTGTAATATCAATACAAATGTTTTTCATCAAGAAAAATATACACCAAAAAAAATGAAAATATATAAATTAATTATAGACCAAACCTTGTTTTGGTATCATTATAATATTGTAATATATCTGAATCGGATAATGCGATATCATAAATTAACACTTCACCAACATTTCCATTTAAATACTCATTAGTATATGTTTTTGCAATTTGTAATTCGCTTGTGCTAACGTAATGACCTACAGGAGTGTCAGAACCTAAAAGTACACCATTAACTAATATACTTCTTGTTGTTCCATCAAATTTAGCAACAGCGTTAAACCAAGAGGTGGTTGAAGGTAGTGACCCTACTACGGCTAAATCATTAGCCCACCAATAGTTTATAAATTGATTTTCTATACCAGTCCTAAATGCATTTGATTGATTAGCAATACCAAATGGACCAATACTCATGAAACCGTTAGCATTCCAACCTGATTCTATTTGAGCCCATATAATGAAAGTATAAGGTGTGTTACCTGTTGGCAAATCTATTCCTGAAGGGTTTGAAAACCAACCATTAGATCCTGTGGAAAAATATGTAGCACCCGTATTAACCCAATTAATACTTCCTGAGTTGTTCATTTGTACATCATTACCACTACTACTCAAATCATACCATGTTGTACCTACCCCTGAATAACTATTTGGGTCTGATGCATCTAAGTGTAATTTTAAATTTGAATTAGGAACATAAGATGTCCAATACCCATTAGAAGTTAACCCTATAGCGGCATTTGACGCATTAGTATAGTTCGCATTTGACACTAAATTTGCCAAAGTTACAAATTCATTATCATCAAATCCGTTAGTTCTGAAGAATCCCACAGATGCTGTAACCCCAACAACTGGTGTTGGTTGACTATCATCAGGAACTTGTTGTGCAATAACGTAACCCAAATCTTCATCAGGACCATTCCACCATTCAAGACCTGTTGACGCAAATCCTGCAGTCGGGTAACCAACTGCCAAGTTACCAACTTGTATGGTTCCCGAAATTGTCGATCCTGTGTTGTACGCAAAAGGTCTTGCAGTTGCCATTGTAAAATATATCTTTATTCTATAAATACTTTAGTTTGTAAACTCTAAACTTATTTTTTATGCTATGGAAAAAATTAAATTATTATATCTTACACCACACCTTTCAACAGGGGGTATGCCACAATTTGTTTTGAAAAGAATTCAGTCCCTTCAAAAATACAAAAATCAAATTGAAATTTTTTTAGTTGAGTATTCTCAGTTTAGTGACACTTATGTTGTGCAAAGAAATAAAATTATTGATTTATTGGAAACTGGTCATTTTTGGACTCTTGGTGGAACAACAGAAAAAGAAAAAAAATATGAATTGATTCGTATTATAAAAGAAAACAAAATAGATATAGTACATGCTGAAGAAATTCCTGAAGCATTTGAAAGTTTTAATAAAATGCCATTAGATTTATTAAACGAATTATATGATAATAATAGAACTTGGAGAGTAGTAGAAACTTGTCATAACATTTGGTTTGATCCTAATAATAAAAAATTACATCCTGATTACTATTGTCTTGTAACTCCATACCATAATCAAGTTTCTTTTAAAGACACACCATCTAAAAAAGAACTCATAATGTATCCATATGAAAATAAAGTAAAACCAATTTTAGATGAATTAGAAATATATTATGATGATCATAGAGTACCTCTTCTTAAAAAAATTGAGGTAAGAGATAAAATAGGTTTAGATCATATGAAGACTCATGTTTTAAACGTTGGTCTGTGGACATCGGGTAAAAATCAAAAAGAGGGTGTTGAAGTTGCAAGATTATTTGAGGAATCTCATCCCAACGTTCATTTTCATTTTATTGGAAACCAAGCACCAAATTTTGAGGATTATTGGGGTCCAATTATGAATAACTTACCAAGTAATGTGACGGTTTGGGGTGAAAGAGACGATGTCGATGATTTCATGATAGCATCTGATGTTTTAATGTTTAACTCAACTTGGGAATGTAATCCATTAGTTATTAGAGAATCTATTAATTATGGATTAAAAATATTGACAAGAAATTTACCTCAGTATGTAGGTATGTTTGACAAATACATTTATCCTATATCAAGTGACGATTATAATGAAATAAAAAATAACTTAATCGATTTAATAGATAAGGACTCAAATTATACGATTGAATATCAAAATGATTTTGGGGACAGCTTATATTATTTTTATAAAAATGTAATGCATACACCTAAACAAAAAAATGAAAAAATTAAAAACGATTACATTGTTAATCAACATTTCGTTATAAATCCTTTTGTTGAAATTTTAGGTCAGAGTGAAAATCCATTTAATATAAAAATATTTGATGATAATGATAATTTAATTTACGAAAATACTCTACCTATAAACCATTGGGTAAAAATTAACACAGAATATTACGTAAAATGGAAAACAGAAATAAGAGAAAATGACGAATTAATTTACACAAATACATTGGATCTGACAAACAAAAGAGTTTACATTTCTTTCGGGTCAAAATCATTAGGTGATACAATGGCTTGGGTTCCATACTGTGAGGTTTTTAGACAAAAACACAATTGCAAATTAATCGTTTCAACTTTCATGAACGACTTGTTTATTGACCAATACCCTGAAATTGAGTTTGTTGATCCAGGTAAAGTTGTTGAAAACATATATGCACAATACAGGCTTGGTTGGTATTATACATCAGAAGGTTTATACGATAAAAATAATCATAAAAATGATTTCAGAAGACAACCACTTCAAAAAACAGCAACAGATATTTTAGGGTTAGATTATTCTGAAATTAGACCAAAATTAAAACTACCAAAAGTAGAAAAAGTTAAAAAAGTTGGTATTGGGATCCATTCAACAGCACAAGCAAAATATTGGAATAATCAAAGTGGTTGGCAAGAGGTTGTTGATTATCTTATAGGTTTAGGATATGAGTGTATGGTTTATTCAAAAGAAGGAGACGGATATATGAATAATTTTTACCCAAAAGGAGTTACAATATATAAAGGTGGGAACATACAAGAAGTTATAGATGATTTATCAACATGTGAATTTTTTATTGGTTTAGGATCAGGTTTATCTTGGTTGGCTTGGGCATGTAAACTTCCTGTTATTTTAATTTCAGGTTTTAGTGCAAAGTGGGCAGAAACAACTTTAGATACCTATAGAGTTATAAATCAAAATGTTTGTCACGGATGTTTTAATTCAGAAAGATTAGATGCTGGTGATTGGAATTGGTGTCCTCACCATAAAGGAACTGATCGTCAATTTGAATGTACAAAACAAATTACTTCTGAAATGGTTATTTCAGAAATTAATAAAATCACAAATAAGGAAATAACTCAAGAAATTAATTTTGATTGGGGTGGAAGAAGTGAATGGTATGTAAAACAAGCTGAGGAAGAAATATTTGAAGGTAATACTTATGAAAGATTTTTTGAGGTTGAGGAGGGTGACATTGTTGTAGATTTAGGTGCATCTTTAGGTCCATTTACTTATAAAATATTACCGAAAAAACCAAAACAATGTTATGTTGTCGAACCATTAAGTCACCAAATCAAAATTTTAAAAAACAATGTAGGTCAAGAAAATGTAAAAATTATTCAGGGAGCAATAACTGATAAAAAGAAAATTGAAATCACTTGGGATAATATGACAGAAAACGTCCCGACATTTAGTTTCAAAGAATTTTTAGATGAATATAAAATTGATAAAATTGATTTTTTGAAGTGTGATTGTGAAGGTGGGGAATACGATGTTTTTCAAGAAAGTAACATTGAATTTTTAAAATCAATTCCAAAAATTGTAACAGAGTTTCATCTCAGAAACGACTCAAATTACCACGAATGTAAGTTTAGATGGTTTAGAGATAATATTTTATCCCAATTCAATAATATTCAAGTTTATTCAGTCGATGGTCTTGATATTAAATGGAATCTATGGAATGACGAATTCATAGAATATTATAATGAAGTGATAATATATATGGACAATAGGTAATTACTTTTTACCTATTCTTACAAATTTATACCAAATTCTTTCGTGAAAAAAATACATAACAGGTTTTATCATAAGTTCACCAACACCTAATAAAGATGATAACTCTAAAGAAACTCCTAATGAATATGCGGTCACAATTGTTGTAAAAGTACCTAAAAAACGATAGGATATTGTTTTTAATATGTGTCTGAGCATGGCAGCATCTTCTTTCACGGTTACAACATAAGCAACATTATTAGTTATTGTCACATAACCTTCACAACTGACATGCCATTTATATTGATTAATATCCTCCATCCAGTCCATAGAAGTATATGTATGACCATCAATAATAATATCTTTTACCAATTTTTCATCACCATCTGTAATTAATCTCCATCGATCAATTTCAGATGTACTGTTAACATTGAATCTGATTTGGAATTTTTTTATTTTTTCTTTCATATCTTACCTTCTTTCTTCATTTGTTCTCTTACTTTAGTCGCAGAAATGTCGTGAATATTTTGTGGTGGTACATGCTCAATTACGTCGTATCCAACACCTCTACCGTAGTTAATTGATTCTATATCGGGAATAATAATTACCTTAACACGCTCTTCAGTGATTAAGTTACCATAGTGGTCCTCAATATTCTTTTTAACCTCATCAGGAGTAAAAGGATTTTTATCGTCAGGTTTTACATCTCTAATACAAATCAAAACGTTTTTACCTTCCTCTAACGCTTGATTAAATAACCATTGATGACCTTCATGCAATGGTTGCCATCTCCCAACAAACATTGAGTATTGTCTGTCTGTTGATGAGGTTTTCTTATCTGCTTTTGCTATGTAGTTTTTCATATCCTAAAATTTGATTAACACAAGTTTCAATTATTACATCTGAAGTATCCATGTCTAAAAAGTTTTCTAATGGTTCTTCGTAGTTCTTAACGTGAAAGTCTTCACGTCCTCTTAAATTTTCGGTATGAACATATATCTCGATAATGTCATTACCCAACTTTGATTTAAATTCTTCTCTCTGATCTCTGTAAGGAGAAACTAAACTTACAATAACATCATTACCTTTGTTATGTAGAAAATGTGTAATGTGTTGAGCAAGTTCAATATTCTTTCTTCTTCCCAATTCACTATAATCTTTGTTATTAAAGATTTCTCTTAGATCATCACCATCAACGTGAAAGGTGTTATTTGGTAGTTTTGTAATTAGTACTTCAGCAATTGAGGTCTTACCCGCACCAGGTTGACCTGTAAACCAATAAATCATATTTATATTTTTTCTAAAAGTTTATCAACATCAAACATTTCGTTTATTGAATAATAAGGACATTCAAAGGCCAAACCTTCAAATGAATAATCAAACAGATATGAATTTGGATGTTTAATATTACCCGTAGGTGGGTTAGCAACTATATTATTATGAATTGTATAACCAAATACTTTTGGTGAAGTACCAATCCATAAAACAGACGATTCTAAATTAAAAGCCGCAGCAACATGTTGTAAACAAGAATCAATAAGAATTCTTTTACTACTATAAGTTAGTAATGTGAATAAATCTATATTTGACATTTCTTGATCAATCACTTCAGCTTCAGGAATTTTTCTTGAGGATGGTTTACAAACTTGTATGATATGGTACTCCTCTTTATATTTTTCTACAATTTGTAGGGATAGATCAAAAGGTATGTCTCTTGTCCAAGAATAAGGTAGATCAGATGTAATTAGACCACCATTGGTTTGAATGAGTAATATAGGTTTTTCTCGTCTCCACTTTAAACCAATTCTTTCTTGAACTAAATTAAATTGTATATCTGGAGTTTGATTTTCGTAATCTAAATTTAATAATTCACACCAATTTTCTATTAAATGTTTTCTTTTATGAAAATGATTTGTTTGATAATATGGTTCATGTCTAAACACTATAGTGTCTTTATCTTTTATAAAATCATCATAAAAGTATTGAGTATTACCTACTCTATAAACTCTGTAGATATTTGGGTTATTAATAAAAATGTCAGGATAAGAAGCAACAACAATTATTTTTCTATCGACATATTTTTCTTTAATGGATTTTAGTAAAGATGTTGCAGCAACGTTTTTTCCTAAACCACCCTCAATATGCCAAACAATATATTTTTCTTCCATATTTTTTATAAAAAAATAAGAAAAATAAATTTTAAATAAATCTTTTAGTAAGATATATTAGAACTTGTCAATACATTGCTGACAAAATTCAAAGTACGTTACTATTGACGGACTTTTATAAATTGGTGGTGTTTTTTTTGGTGTAGATGTTACTTGACCACAACCTCGATATCCTTTGGCGTCTAAACCATATGTGTCACCAATTTTTAAATTTGGGTATTCGGGAGAAAAATTGACCCCAAATTCAAACCCTAACTTACAATCTTGGAAAAAAACAACGTATGGTGAAACTCCTCCTCCACCGTTATTAGGATTGTTTTCTATGAAAGTTGTAGCCTCAGAAATTTTATTTTCAATCAATGTAAGTTCAGTCTCACTAAAACCACCTTTATCTTTTTCAATCATTAAATGTTTTTTATTAAATTCAATAATCTCATTTATATTTGGTGGATCTAAATTTCCTGAAGGCGTGCTTGTATTCTCAATCAATTTATTGATCATTGTAATTGAGTCTAATGCAACCTTTACCCTATCAAAAGAATTATCCGCCATTAGAGTCTAAGAAATTTTGAGCATTTACAATACAGGTTTGTATTTGATTGCCTTCGTCATTTATTAAAGCTTCTGTAAACCAACTTTTACCCATCATAATTTCTAAATGGTCTTTGTTGCGTTTCACAATGTCTATTTTTTCATCTATAGTTTTTCCTGTAGATGGTATTGTGTTATTGATTAAGTTTACCGAATCAAAGGCTGCCGATACAGAATTTCTTGGGTTTGGTGGTGTGTCTTGTGTTTCCATAATTATAAATAGTTAAATCTTTTATAAAACCAATCATAGTGAGATCTAATTCTATCTGATTGTTCTTTACTTAAAACTTCAATAAAGTCTTCTTTATATGGCTCAATATTTGGTTTAATTGTATGGTCGCCAAAAATTCCATGAATTACATCATTCTCGTGTGTTAGTTGTTCCATGTTTGTAAAGTGGTGAGGATAATAATCAAATCCTAAATAGTTATATAGTTTTTTCATTTCTTTTTCAGGATTTACAGTCAAATCTTCAAAACGTATAAAATGAATTTTTTTATCATATCCTTGGTGTATTGCTTCAAATAACCATTCAATTGACGGACCAACAGGTGGAGTTGTTGAGAAGTGATCAATTCTTGCAACTGTTGTCATATTTTTCAATTCAACTCCATTGACAATCATAGGATCTTTGTGTTGATTTTTTCTAAAGTTTTTTTCCATTGATGAAAAAATAGAACGTAAGTCTCTAACCATACAAACCATTTTGATATCTTCTTCAAAAAACTCCAAAAATCCATAATTACCGATCCAAGCCCTACTTTTTTCAAAAACATACGGTCTATTTGTAATTGCATTATAAAACCCATACAAACCTTGTTTATAGAAATTTTTCATTCCATTTTTCATTTCCTCAGGATCTTGAGCTCTAAATGCGTCTCCTGTTGAATAAACACTCCTTGCAGTCATCAATAAATCAGCAAGGCCAGAAGTTGGTGTTGAATAAAATTCAGGATTTTGCATCAAAATGTTTTGAAGTAATGTAGACCCTGCTCTTGGGAGTGATGTGTTATAAAATATTTTTTGTACCATTTTTTATTTTAAAAAATACTATAGTTAATAAAAATGTCTATGTTTTTTAACAAGATAACATTATTTTTCTCAACACTCCATTGATATAAACAGGCCAAATATCACTAACCGTACATCCAATACCTGAACTAACAACCCCCAAATTGAATCCTCCTACTGCAGAACCAAAGTGTATATAATTACTAGCTTGTATGTCTGTATAACCACCTATCGCAACTGAAGCGGTGTAGTTACCAGTCGGCATACCAGTTCTGTAACCCAAAAATATATTATTATCACCTTGATAAGTTGTTGCACAGTTTGCTTCTCTACCTATGGCAATATTATTCTTAGATGTTGTTGGTTGATTATAAGATGCACATCTACCGATTGCAATATTATCATAACCTGTAGTTAATTTAGACCCCGCCCAAGCACCTACACCAATACTATATCTAGTTGTGGTTGCATAATACATGGCTCGCGAACCAACACTTACGTTTCTTTGACCTGTAGTTAAATTTCTTTGAGATCTTTCCCCTATTGCAACGTTTACACCACCCGAAGTATTACCATATAATGTTTCAGTACCAATAGCAACGTTTTCTGAAGTTGCAACACTTGAGAATAAAGCTTGAAATCCTATTGCAACATTAGCATTAGTACAATAACAAGAATGATTACAACCTGCTTTAGTACCTATAAACACATTAAAACACGACTGATAACCATTATAATTTGCTCTATAACCTAAAACAACATTACAAGATCCTGATTTGTTATATGCCATTGTTCGAATACCAATTGAAACGTTTCCTACACCAGTTGTATTTTCATATAGTGCAGTTCTACCCATTGCAATGTTGTAATTTCCTGTTGAGTTACAGATAAGTGCGTTTCTACCTAAAGCGATGTTTTGAGTACCTGTAGTGTTTGAGAATAAAGGTTTTCTACCGATAGCAATGTTTTCATTTGCGGTTGTATTATTTTCAAGTACACATCTACCAATTGCAACGTTAAAACATCCATACGTGTTATTATACATGGCTCTATATCCTTGAGCAATATTAAATTGACCGTATGTATTATTTAGTAAACTACAAGTACCTATTGCAATGTTTTGATATCCTGTGTTATTGTTATATAGAGATTGATAACCAATTCCAATATTATTATGACCATAAGTATTATTTTCTATTGAACGAGAACCTAAACCAGTATTTTTAAAACCAGTCAAATTTTTTGCTAATGCTCTATATCCCATAGCAACATTATGAAAACCTGCTATGTTGGACTCTAATGTTTTACTTCCTAAGGAACTATTTGCATATGCAGTTCCTCCATTATTTTGAGTATTGTAACCCACTCCAGTATTGTCATTTCCAGTATTATATATTAATGCGAAATGACCAACTGCGGTATTTCTAATACCAGTTGAATTTGATTGTAAAGCTCTCGTACCTACTGCAGTATTATTATAACCTGTTGTTTGGGTACATAAGGCTAAAAAACCTACCGCTACGGATGGATTGTAAGCTGTTGTATTTCTAAGTGCATTTGCACCAATAGCAACATTTTGCCGTCCAGTTTTATTTAAAGTTAATGTGTTACTACCTATACCTATATTGTAATGTCCTGTAGAGTTATATCTTTGAGAACAACCGCCAATTGCAATGTTTCCATATCCACATTGTTTATACGTATAGTTACACCCCCTTAGGGCGAACAGACCAATAGCAATATTTGCAGGTCCAGGTAAATTGAAAGGGGCTCTATATCTCATAGCTTCCGAACCAATTGCAATTTCGTGACTTAGTGTATTACTACAATATAAACTAAAGTGACCTATTGCAATATTATAACAACCCCCAACATTTGAAAATAATGCTCTGTACCCAATTGAAAGGTTTCGTGATCCAGTTGTATTGGCAAGTGAAGCGGACGCACCTATGGAGATATTCTGATAACCTGTCGTATTATTATCTAAATTAGATATTCCTATTCCAATATTTTGACAACCCGTTGTATTTTGAAATAATACTCCCGATCCAATAGAAACATTATTATTACCAGTTGTATTATTATATGATGCTCGTCTACCAATTGCTATATTACAACATCCTGTTGTTACGCATTTTAAAGATCGATACCCTATCGCAACGTTGTCATATTTAGCCCCAAATGCGTATAGAGTTTCTCTACCAATTCCAATATTATTACTGCCTGTTGTAGAGAAACGTAATGCGTCTCGTCCAAACGAAACATTATCACACCCTGTTGTATTATAACGTAAGGATTGACAACCAATTGCTATGTTATGAAGACCCGACGTATTATTTCTTAAAGCATATTGACCAATTGCGGTATTAAAGTTACCTGTATTGTTATTTAACAATGAATACCTACCAATTGCCGTATTATGACAACCTAATGTGTTATTACGTAATGAAGATAATCCTATCGCGTTATTATAGGTTCCCTGTGTGTTAGATTGTAAAGAGTATCTACCAATTGCGGTATTATTACCCCCATTTATGTTTGAAGACATAGATCGATACCCAACTGCTAAATTACCACTACCAATTGTATTATTAAATAAAGTACCATCACCAATTGCGACGTTATTGACACCACTAACATTGCTTCGTAAAGCATTACGCCCAAATGCATTATTTTGTGAACCTGTAGTGTTACTTCTCAATGCGTATTGACCCATTGCATTATTTTGTGAACCTGTAGTATTACTACGTAATGAACAAAATCCAAATGCCGTGTTGTGACAACCAGTTGTGTTACAATATAATGATAATCGACCAATACCAATATTACAACTTCCCGTTGTATTACAATTTAATACTCTACTACCAATCGCAAAGTTGTAATTTCCTGTTGTTGTATATCTCAAAGCGTAGCTACCAATACCAACATTATTACTTCCCGAGGTATTTGAAGATAAAGTAGATTGTCCCCCTATTGCGACGTTTTCTGCACCATTCGAGTTCAACAGTAAAGACCTATATCCAATACCAATATTTCTATTTCCTGAAGTATTCGTGTAAAGGCTGTTCGGTCCAATACCAACATTCCTACATCCTGTAGTATTACATTTTAAAGAAAATCCACCAATTGCAATGTTTAATGGTCCCGTTGCGGTATTAGCAAATGCAACCGTACATCCAATTGAAATGTTAGTTGCAACATTGTTATTCCCTCTACCTACCTTTACTGAATTAATATTCAAGTAAGGTGATGTGATTGTACCATCAAAAGTTAAAAGTGATTCAGCAACTATGCCGCCCGCACCATCTGAAGTTAGTACTTCATTATTAGCTCCAGGTACTGTAGGAGAAACCCCACTTGTACCATTGGTTCCATTAGTTCCTGATGTTCCGTTGGTTCCACTTGTACCATTAGTTCCTGATGTTCCGTTTGTTCCACTTGAACCGTTTGTTCCATTTGTACCGCTCGATCCATTTGTTCCGTTAGTACCACTAGTTCCGTTGGTACCACTTGAACCATTTGTTCCATTAGTACCGGATGTTCCGTTAGTTCCTGAAGTTCCGTTGGTACCGCTTGAACCATTTGTCCCGTTAGTACCTGAAGATCCATTAGTCCCATTTGTACCGCTAGTTCCATTTGTTCCCGAACTACCGTTTGTTCCGTTTGTACCTGAAGTTCCATTAGTTCCTGACGTTCCATTTGTACCTGAAGACCCGTTAGTACCATTTGTCCCACTAGTTCCGTTAGTACCCGATGTTCCGTTGGTTCCTGAAGTACCGTTTGTTCCGTTGGTTCCTGAAGTTCCATTTGTTCCTGAAGAGCCATTAGTCCCATTTGTACCGCTAGTTCCATTTGTTCCCGAACTACCGTTTGTTCCGTTTGTACCTGAAGTTCCATTAGTTCCTGACGTTCCATTTGTACCTGAAGATCCATTAGTTCCGTTAGTACCTGATGTTCCATTTGTACCTGAAGATCCATTAGTTCCGTTAGTACCTGATGTTCCATTTGTACCTGAAGATCCATTAGTTCCGTTAGTACCGCTAGTACCATTAGTTCCCGAAGATCCATTCGTACCATTAGTTCCTGAAGTACCATTCGTACCGCTAGAACCATTAGTTCCCGATGTTCCGTTGGTTCCACTTGTACCGTTTGTTCCGTTTGTACCACTTGACCCATTTGTACCGTTGGTTCCATTTGTTCCCGAAGTCCCATTAGTACCTGACGTTCCGTTTGTACCACTTGACCCATTTGTACCGTTAGTCCCTGACGTTCCATTTGTACCTGATGTTCCATTAGTCCCGTTGGTTCCTGAAGTTCCGTTTGTTCCGCTAGTACCATTCGTTCCTGATGTTCCGTTAGTACCGCTAGTACCATTAGTTCCCGAAGATCCATTAGTTCCTGATGTTCCATTAGTACCACTTGTACCATTTGTTCCATTAGTTCCTGAAGTTCCATTGGTCCCGCTAGTTCCGTTGGTACCACTCGAACCATTTGTTCCGTTTGTACCTGAAGAACCATTTGTTCCACTAGTTCCATTTGTTCCGTTTGTTCCACTAGTACCGTTGGTTCCTGAAGTACCATTTGTTCCGCTAGTTCCGTTGGTTCCATTAGTACCAGATGTACCATTAGTACCTGAAGATCCATTAGTTCCGTTAGTTCCTGAAGTACCATTAGTACCGCTTGAACCATTTGTTCCGCTAGTACCATTAGTTCCGTTAGTTCCTGAAGTACCATTAGTACCGCTTGAACCATTTGTTCCGCTAGTACCGTTGGTACCATTCGTACCATTTGTTCCGCTAGTTCCGTTGGTACCACTTGAACCATTTGTACCATTTGTTCCTGATGTTCCATTGGTCCCGCTCGTACCATTTGTCCCATTAGTACCGCTAGTTCCATTAGTACCGCTAGTTCCATTTGTTCCACTTGTACCGTTCGTACCATTAGTTCCGCTAGTTCCATTGGTTCCCGATGTTCCATTAGTCCCGCTCGTACCATTTGTCCCATTAGTACCGCTAGTTCCATTAGTACCGCTAGTACCATTGGTACCGCTTGTACCGTTCGTACCATTAGTTCCGCTAGTTCCATTGGTTCCCGATGTTCCATTAGTACCATTCGTTCCTGAGGTTCCATTTGTTCCACTAGTACCGTTTGTTCCATTTGTACCGCTAGTACCATTGGTACCGCTTGAACCATTTGTCCCATTCGTACCTGAAGTTCCGTTTGTACCACTAGTTCCGTTAGTACCTGATGTTCCGTTTGTACCATTAGTTCCGTTAGTACCCGATGTTCCATTTGTTCCATTCGTACCTGAGGTCCCGTTTGTACCATTTGTTCCGCTAGTTCCATTAGTTCCTGATGTTCCATTAGTACCATTTGTTCCGCTAGTTCCATTA